TTACTAGTATGTCTGCTATGTTCAACGTTGCGACAGCATTTAACCAAGACATCGGTTCGTGGAACACAAGCGCAGTTACTAATATGTCCATTATGTTCGCATCCGCATCAGCATTTAACCAAGACATTGGAAGTTGGAACACAAGCGCAGTTACTAATATGTTTATTATGTTAGCAAACGCATCAGCATTTAACAACGGTGGTAGTGCAACTATAAACAACTGGAACACAAGTGCAGTTACTAATATGCAACAAATGTTCCAAAGTGCGACAGCATTTAACCAACCTATTGGTTCTTGGAACACAGGTGCAGTTACTAGTATGAATGGTATGTTCACCAACGGATTAGCATTTAACCAAAACGTTGGAGATTGGAACTTAAACAAAGTTAGTTTAGCTATGTCAAATATAGGAATGCAAAACCTAAACGAAGAAAATTACTCGCGTACATTAGTTGGTTGGGCTAATGATATTGCACAAGATGACGGGCCGTACAACACTACTGCAAACTTCACCGCTACTCGTCTATACAATGCTAACGTCTATGTACCGGGTGAGAGGTTTACTAATGCTGTAGCTGCTCGCGCGTTCTTAGTTGGCAGCAGAACTGTTGTTGTAACAGGGGCTAGCGATGCCGATGCCAATACTTCATATCTGTACAACGGCACTACTCAAACTTATGATGCATCTAACGACTGGTACTTTGCGATACTAGGTTCTTCATGGGCGCTGTATGATTATACTGATGCGCTCCAAGCAACAGGAACTGGCGGCGCTATTGGTACTGGCCCACATACTGTTACATCGTGGGATGGCGTTCTTTCAGCTGCTACGGTTCTTCGTACGGGTGCGGGTTGGACAATTACTGGAGACTCACCAGCATGAGCAATTTAAACTCTACCCAAAACTTTGTAGCCGAAGTTCAAACTTTTTGGATTACCCACGGCGAGCCTCCTATGGGGTACGGCGTACTGGAACCCGGGAACCGCTTAAGCACAGGTCAACCATACCTAGAAACGTTTACATCACGCCGCCCTTGGATGGCTCGGGTCATTGAGCTTGGCGGGAGTTTTGAATAATGACACCACTATGGGATGCTACTCGTGACTTGCATCATGCCTGTGAACAGCATCCGGTTGGTGCTGCTTTGGCTTCGGGTAAACCCCCATTAGACTGGTATGCTAAATGGCTTACAGCTTTATTTCAAATACACTTGTATGTTGATAACTACATACCAGACTCGGTTGGTAGAACTGACAGACTAGAAGCTGACATACTTGCAATAGATCTGTTCGTAGCACCGCTAAATGCCCCAGAGAAATACATAGATCTTATTGATGGCGACCCCCTAGCTATTGCAGGTGCAGCGTATGTGTTAACAGGTGCGCACTTAATGGGTGGCGAAGTAATGCGCCGTAGGCTAGATGGATACCCGACTAAACATCTCCAATGGGATGACCGTAAAGAAGCATTAGCAGTACTACAGACCTATCGCACCCGCGAAGATATATCAACCCAAGCACGAGATTGTTTCGCTGCGTTGTTAGCAGTGATGGATGAGATTAAAGAGGCGAGTAATGAATGACGTGACCCACAAACAAATATACGATAGACTCTTAGAAGTAGAGAACAAAGTAGATCACTTAGATAAAAAGACAAGCGAAGTAGTTGTTGCCTTTAGCGCGGCAAAAGGTGCGTTCCTAGTCCTTGAGTGGATAGGTAAGCTAGCTAAACCGTTCTTGTGGGCTGCTGCTGCTATTACTGCAGTGAGTATATTTTTTGAGAAGTTTGGTAAATAACCTAAGGAGTACGATATGCCCGGTATGATGATGAAACCTGCTATGAAACCTGCTATGAAACCTGCTATGAAACCTGCTACTAAGCCTATGGGATATGCCAAAGGTGGTATGACATTTAAGCCCTGTGCTTCCTGTAAGTCTCCTGCTAAGTGTAAGTCAGCAGGTAAATGCATGATGAAAGGTAAGAAGTGAAACTAGTAAATGACGCAGGCAATTGGTCTAAGTGGTGGTCGGTTCGCCTGTCCATTATAGGTGGTGCGTTGCTTACATTATTGGAGGCGTTCCCTAATGCTGTCGCAGCTGTTATCCAAATTCTCCCGGACAATATCACCGATCAAATCGGAACAGACATCCTCCGAGTTATCGCAATCGTCTGCATCGTTGCCAGCCCAATCGCCAGAGTTGTTAAGCAAACCAAGATTGACGACTAGTATGGACTGGAGTTTGTATCCTAACTTTAGTGAAGATGAGTTTAAGTGTAAGCACTGCGGTAAGGTTCAAATGAATCCTACGTTTATACACAGACTGCAAACGCTGCGTAATTTATACGGCAAGCCTATGCTTATAACTAGTGGGTACAGGTGTCCCCAACATCCTGTCGAAGCTAAGAAAGTTACGCCGGGTGTGCATAGTTTGGGTCTTGCTGCAGATATTGGTGTGAGTGGTAGTGATGCTTATAAGTTATTGCAGCTAGCATTTGATGTAGGGTTTACAGGCATCGGAGTTAATCAACGTGGTCAAGCTAGGTTTATACACATTGATTGCCTTGATGCACCACCTAGACCTAACGTGTGGTCTTACTAGGAGTTACTATGTGGGTGTGGATAAAGTTTAAGGGATATATTATCGCAGCACTGGCAGTTGTAACAGGTGTACTGGCTATATACTTTACTGGTAAGCGTGATGGTGTTAACAACGAATTTAATCGGCAGTCTGACATAGACCGCCAACAGTCTAGGAAGATACAAGATGCGGCAGATAGAGTTCGCAGGGCTGGTCGTAGTGATGAGTCTGCTATTGAGCGGTTGCGCAAGCACTCAAAACTCAGAGACGACTAGAACTATCTGTCGTGAGTTAGAACGTGACCTACCAACCTACTCCGCTAAAGATACACCACAGACCCTAGAGGCTGGTGCTAATTTCCTAGATGTGTTTTATGCAGTATGTGGTAGTCAACTAATAAAGTAAAGGGTAGTCATGGCTGGTATAAAGATCGAGAAGTTTCTTGGTATCGCGCCTAAGATATCCCCTGAACTATTGCCTAACACAGCAGGCCAGATAGCTAACAACTGTAAGCTTTACTCTGGTGACTTGATACCCTACCCACAGCCTGTTGTCATTGATAGCACTGAGCGAACTATAGCCATTAAGTCACTGTACATTTTGCGCGACCCAGTTACAGATGAGAAGAAGTGGTTAACTTGGACTAGTGACGTTGATATTGCTGGCCTTGCCAATGACAAAGAGAGCGAGCAGCGCTTTTATTTTACTGGTGACGGTGTGCCTAAGGTAAGTGACTACAAACTTGCAACGTCTGGCGCTGAGCCATATCCAGTTAGCGCCTACGACCTAGGGCTACCGCTTCCAGATACAGAACTAAGTACCGTAGCTCAAGCGCTTCAAGCAAGTTCTACTACTGCTTCATATTCACGGGCATCAAACGTAGCTACTATTATTACAAGCGCGGATCATGGACTTGTTACAGATGATTCTGTAAACATAAATGGATTCACTGAACTAGAAGGTACGTACTCAGATAACGGTACTAGTACTACAACCATTACAATTACGGGGCATGGTCTTTCAACAGGTGCATCTGTCACGCTAGAATTTACAACAGGTAGTGGAGTAGATGGTATATACACAGCTACTCGTGTTGACGATAACGTTTTTACAGTAGCTGTTACTGCCGGTGCGCCTGATACTGGCGATGTTAATTTAGATCTATCAAGCTTTAATAACGCTTCGGTAGAAGTTACGGTTGTAGACAGCACAACGTTCACGTACATTAACATCGGGTTTGATTCTACAACCGTACCGTACACGGCAAGTGTTATTAACAAAGCAGGTACGATTAGTGCCAGTCGCGCAAGAGATTCTAGTAACTTAGCGACTATCGTAACCGAAGCCCCACACCTGTTAAGAAGCGGTAACGTTGCGTCAATCACAGGGTTCCCAGTTGGCACAAACACAGTCTCTACGTTTAACGCGACTAACGTTGTTGTCACCATCCTTAATGCGACTACGATTACATACTTCTCACCCGGAGAAGCAGTTAGTACAGTTGCAGATGGCAGTGGTAAGGTCACGCTAAGCGGTCTGACACAGGCTAGGTCTTATGTATATACGTGGTATACACCGTGGGAAGAAGAATCAATTGGCTCACTACCTTCGGATGAAATTTTTATAAAAGAAGGTATCACGGTTACTGTTTCTAACATACCGAATACACCACCAGCTGGTGTTAACTTTATACGTGGGGTACGAATCTACAGGACTCTACCTACTGCGTCTGGTACAGAATACTTCTTGCTTAATACATTGTGGTTTCCCGGCACAGTTGCGCTAGTAAAGCGTACGGCTAACATATCGACTGTAACAACTACCGACTACCACAACCTAAACATTGATGATAGGTTTAAGATTAGTGGGTGCACGAGTGCATCGTTTAATATCACAGGTGGTATTGTTACTGATGTTATAGACAGCTTCACGTTTGAGTTTGAGCAGACTGCTGCAGATGTTACTGAGGTAGCAGCAACCGGTACGCTGTACTACGATGTGGCTGAGAATACTACAAAGCCAGCTAGGTACTGGGGTGATGCCAACTACAATTTTATCGACGACTTTGACTCACGCAATCTGTTTACCATACTAGACACTGATGAGTACGACCCACCACCTGACGATCTTAAGGGTCTAACGGTAATGCAAAACAGTATCTATGTGGGATTCGCTGGTAACAAGATATACTTCTCAGAGCCGTCACTGCCACACGCATGGCCACAAAAATACATACGTACAATCGAGCGTGACATTGTGGCTATCGCTGTGATTAGCGGCTTCTTATTAGTACTAACAGATTCTTATCCGTACCAGATAACTGGTACTAACCCTAACGTAATGTCTGTTAACCGTATTGATGCCCAGTACCCATGCGTATCTAAGCGAAGCGTTGTTGTTATGAGCTATGGTGTTATCTATGCTACACACGATGGCTTGGCTTTGTACTCTCCAAGTGCTGGACCAATCATACTTACTAAACTGTTGCAGGTACGCGATACTTGGGAGACAGACCTAGACCCATCTACTCTTATTGGTGAGTTCTATGGGGATAAGTATTTTGCCTCGTGGACTAAAGGTTCTTTAGGTGGATCTATAGTATTTGAGCGTGACGATCAGGTTGGTGGGTTCTATGTAGATACTCCTACTAGGTTCTGCGCTGCGCACTACGATGGTAAGTCAGGTGACTTGTACTACTCCTGTGGTGATGATGGCAAGATATACCAGTGGGATGATTTAGCACAACCGCTAGGTGAGCAGCAGTGGAAGTCGAAAGTTATTGTAACTAAAGACTACCTTAACCTAGGTGCTGCTAGAATTATCGCTGACTTCACTGGCTCAGATGTGGCCACGTTTAGTATGTGGGCTAACAAAGAACTAATATATACAGCTGACATAACTGACCAGAGTGTTTTTAGATTGCCGTCTGGGTATTTGGCAGACACTATAGAAGTGGGTGTAGAGAGCAGCATTAGGATTAAGGCTATCCACTTGGCAGAAACACCCACTGGTTTAAAAGAGGCTTAGCATGTCACGGTTCACAGCAATCCCTACCATACCCCAGTCAGGAGTTGACTACTGGCAGTCGCAAACATTTAGTGCGCTTAAAGAAAACATTGAGCTTTTAGCTGGCACAGGTACAGAACTTGATGGCGCTAGCCGTGCGATTACTAAGGGGCAGGTCAGCATAACATCTACTCCTACCCAGAACATGACAAGAGTGACAGCAAGTGGCACAGGGTATACAATTAGTGGTGTTACCGTACCGTCGCTAGACGATTATGCTAAGTTGGTTAGTGATGTACAGAACCTAGCTAATGACGTTGTTAATTTACGCAGCGCTGTCAACATACTAATCAGCCAACTTAGAGGTTAAATATGAAAAACAATCCAACGACTTCGCTAGACTTGCCGCCAGTATTGGCGCAGCTACTTGGTCCTATGACACCACCCGTTACGCAGGATAATATGAGCCAACAACCATTTAACCCCTCAGTAGGATTGTCATCTGGTATGGGACAGTCTAACCCTACGTTCATGCCTAGTTATGCAGCAGGCGGTATGGTAGGTGGCGGTGGTATGCCTGACATGCAGGGTATGCAGGGTGCTCCGGCTATGCCGGGTGGGCAACCGGGTTTGCAACCTCAAGGTGTTAAGCCAGCCAACATGAACTCACAACAGCTAGAGTTACAGCTACAAGATTTTATGCGTAAGAACCCACAAGCCGTTCAGCAGATCGCTAGTGCAATCGAAGCAGGGGTTAAGTCTGGTGAAGTAACCCCAGAAGAACTTAACCAAGCTGGGCAGCTAGCGTTGACTGCTTTACAAAACCCAGAGATGTATCCGTATATCCGTAAGTTTGCAATCGAGCAAGGTTTTGCAGATGAACAGAGTTTATCCCCAGAGTACGACCAAGGGCTAGTGTTTACAATCCTACTAGCTGTAAGGTCTATGGGTAGTCAGGGTGGGCAACCACCAATGCAATCCCCAGAACAGATGCAGAGTTTTGCAATGGGCGGTATGGTTGATGGTAAAGTTACTGCTGGTGAGAACGGCTCTAGCGGCGGTAAGGTTGAAGGTCCCGGCACTGGCACTAGCGATAGTGTCCCTATTCGTGTGTCTACTGGTGAGTACGTAATCCCAGCACACGTTGTTAAGATGAAAGGTAAAGAGTTCTTTGATTCAATGCTTGAGAAATATAAGGGCGAATAATGGCTGCGATACCGGGCTTTGACCCACTTCCATTAGACGACTATGAGCCGCTACTCGTATCTACTAAAGAACAGTTAGATAAGTACTGGCCGTATATGAAACCGCTAATTGATAAGTGTGTCAAGCGAGCTATGAAAGGCGAGATGACTACTGAAGATATACACACCATGATACTACAGCAGAAAGTTAATGCCTTTATTGTACGTAGCGACAAGTGCATACAGCCAGATGTAAAGCTAGTTGTAATCGTTGAGCTTGTTCCATACCCTAAGTTAGCTGCTATGAACATACTAGTGCTATCAGGTACAGAATTAGAAGCGTTGTATGAGAAGTTCTGGGTAAAGCTCTGTGGCTGGATGTATATGAACGGCGTCAGAACAGTTGAAGGCTGGGTTACTCCTGCTATGCAGCGTGTAATTTCTAGGTTTGGTTTTAAACCCGCATATACACTTATGCGATTAGATTTATCGGAGGCTTAAATGTCTATTACCACTCGCGCCCCTTATGGGTTTGAAGCAGAATACATGCCCATCGGAGCTTTTGGCGGGGTCAATGGCTTTAAGCGTAACCCTATTGCTAGTTCCATAGACTTACATGGTGGCGGTAAGGGTGGCATAATGGCTATCGTTGCTGTAGCTGCTATGATCGCTATCCCTATCGCTGCCCCGGCTATTGCTGCCTCTATAGGTACGTCTATGGGTCTATCAGCTGCCGCCTTTGGTATGTCTAGTGCAGTAGGTCTAGGCGTTGGCTCTGCAATTGTAGGTGCTGGCCTAGGTGCAGGCGCTGCTCTACTAACAGGACAGAACGTTGGTAAAGGTGCATTGTTTGGTGGCATTGGTGGCGGTATAGGTGGGTACGCCCAAGGTTTAGACGCTGCTGCTAATGTTGCTACAACATCAGGTGCTGGCTCAACTATAGGTGGTTCGGGGGCTACTTCTTTCCCTGTAGCAGACTCTGGTCTTATAGCATCCACTCCTCTTGGAGCGCCCACTAGTACTTTAGGTGCTGCAGGTGGCACTAGTAGTTTTGCTACCCCTACGGGGGTGGGATTTGGTGGGTCTACCACACCGTCTATGGCACAGCTTAGTAATCAAGCGGCAAACGGGAGCACCACTTTTGCTAACGCTGCCCCCCAAGGATTTACTAATGCGGGTGGCACTACTACCGCAGGACTTAACTTAGGTTCACAAACAGTACCTACTGGTCTTGGTCCTACCAATGCTGCAGCTAACGCTGGTGCTCTAGCTACTAATACTAGTGCTGCTTATAACGCAGCTAACGCAACTGCTAACCCTGCTTCTGGTAACTTCTTTAGTAGTCTTGGTAATAAGGTAGGTGAAGTAGGTTCAGCCATTGGCAATAAACTAACTGACCCTAGGATGTTAGCCGACCTAACACTTCGTGCTGCTGGCCAATTAGCTGGCTCAGCCATTGCTGGTGATGGGTTGTCTGACGAGCAGCGTCAGCTTATGGACATGCAGGTGGCTGAACTTCAACAGCTGCAGCAAACTAATAAAGAAGCATTTAACCAAAGACTCGAAGCAGCCACTGGGTTATTGGGTGATTCTAAATACTTTGACCCTGAGTACTTCGGACTACAACGGGCACGTCAGCAACAGACAGCTGGTGCGCAAGCCAAGTCTGCAGGTCTAACTGGGTTAACTGGTGAACGCCGTCAAGCTGAGTCACGCCGTTATGACTTGGCTACTGGTAGAAATACTGGTACTGCCTACGACCAAGGGTACTTAACTGGTGTCCAAGGTAGGATGCAAACACAACAAGCAGGTCTAAACGCACTGCCAATGCCTAGCCAGTATGCTATTAACTACAACGGTGCTAACGCTAATGCGGCTAGCAACGAATCACAACGCCTAAACGCAGCTGGCTTAGTTGGTAATTTATTTGGCGACTCGTACGGGTACAGTAAATCTAAGTCAACAGGCTAATAGGAGTACATCATGGGTTTATCATTTGGGCAATTAGCCAGTGGTGCAGGTGCAGTTGGCGCAGGCATGGATCAAGCGCAGGCTAGACAGCAAACACTTAGGCAAGATCAGTTAGCGGTTGAAGCACAGAACCGTGAGGACGCTATACGTCAGCAGGCAGCGCAACGCGCTCAGCAATCAGGTGGGTTAAAGATACCAGACGTTATGCAGTTCGCAGGCGGTCAAGGTGGGCAGAACTACGTTGGCTCATTAGGTATCCCTGTACCTGCGCCAACTGCACCTCAAGCGCCGCCTATGCAACAACAACCTGCAACTACAGATGTTAGGGTAGTAGAAGTAAGTCCTCCAGTACAACCACAGTCTGGCGCACAGATGCAACCACAGACTGGTTCGCCTGTCAGTAGGTATTTAGACCAGCGTAAAGAACGTGTTGCACTGTTAGATCAGGTTAATGCTAAGTATCGTAGTAACGCAGGGCTAACTGGTTTGTTCGCAAACCAAACAGACGCACAGAGAAATGATGCTAAGAACATCATGGACCAGTATGAAAAATTAGACAATGCACAGCTTAAAGAACTACTAGCCACTGGTAAATTACCTGCTGCTCCTGCTACTGGCGCTCGCCCAGAAATGAAAGCGTCTATGCGCACGACTGAGAGTAGTAATAACCCTAATGCTGTTAGTCCTAAGGGCGCCACTGGTTTAATGCAAGTTATGCCAGCTACAGCTATGGACCCCGGGTTTAATCTACCAAATGTATTTGATTTTGCGCGCCAGCAAGGTGTACAAGTTAACGGTAGTACAAAGGAAGAAGCCGAGCGGCTGTTAAAAATACCTAGTGTAGGCGGTGGGTTTGGAAATATGTACACCGATGCAATGAGCCAACGGTATGGCGGTAATGAAATACTTATGCTGGCAGCGTACAACATGGGTCCCGGTGCTACAGACAAGTGGATACAATCTGGGCGAGATCCAGCTAATTTGCCAGAAGAAACACGAGACTATATCATTAAGAACTTTAAGATAGTTGGCAATGACAAACCGTTTATTGGAGACAAGCCAGCTAAGACTGCCGATAACGTGGCTGCTGCCGTTGCTGCGCCAGCTACATCTGGTGTTATGTATGGACAGAATCAAGTTAGTGGTGGTGGCAACCCCAACATACAGGCAGCAGTTACACTGCGTCAGCTTACAGTCGCTCGTGCACAGGACTACTACCGCTTGGGCATGTCAAAAGAACTTAACGAATCTGTAGCGCAGGTAGCTGCCATTGACTTAGGTCTTTACAGAGCACAAGCTGACCAAGGTGTAGCAGAGTTGTCCACTACTGGTGATGCTGGTAGGGCTATGGCTGTTCTATCGCAGTTTACTGGTACACCACACCAAGCTCTTAGTAGAGGCGATGGTACGTACGATCTATATGTTAGCGGTAAAGTTACACAAACTGCATTGTCAACTGACAAGCTGGCAGACATAGTAAAGACACGGGTAGACGCTGAGTATCGTGCACAAAAAGTACAGTTAAGTTCTACACAGGCAGCTAAGATGATGGCGGCCAACCTTGAGTTACGTAACAGTATTCAGGTCGAACTTGTTAAAGCTCAGGGCAATCTGCAGAAAGCTATAGTAGATGGTAAGTTTAGAGTATTAGAGAAAGAAGCTGAGAGACAAGGTGGTAAACTAACAGTTGATACATCTAATGGTGTAGCTTACCTACAAACTGATGGGCAAACTTTTATAGTAGACCCACGAGCTACAACTAATATACGTGGTAAAGAGGTCAGTACTCCGACAGCTCGACCTATAGCAGGACTAAACCAATAACCAGTGAAGGTAAATAATGGCTACTCAGTTAGTAGATCCCCTAAATCCATACTCTAGTTCGAGTAGCCCATTAACAAACCCTTATGGTTTAGACACCGCAGCAGATGGCGAAGCTATAGCGCAGCAAGGTATGCAGAGTATGCAGGCAATGGGTCAGGCTGCAATGAGCCAGATACCAAGTGGTAGACCTGCGCCACTTAAGCAGCAGGGTAATGAGATTCTTTACAGCCCATCTCTCAAAGAGTTCTATGCAAATGGCTTGCAGTTTGCTGAAGATGATGACGCTAAGATCTTACAAGCTGAGGAACTGCTAGGCAAGCCAAGTGTTGGTCGCCCTAAAGAAGGTGACTGGGTTACTGTGTCGCCAGATACTCTTAGCAGTATTACGGAAGGTATCCGCAACCCCGGCATAATGAAACTGTTTTCTAAGAACTTTGGCATTGGGGTTGATAACCTGCAGCAGATGGCTGGCTATGGTTTGCAGTTAGCAGGCGCTGAAGAAACAGGCGCTAGCATTGTCAAGCAACAAGAAGAAGATCTAGCCAAGTCTGCACCATACCAAAGGCAGTTCACTGATGTTAAGTCAGCTGGAGATTTTGGTGAGTGGTTTGTAGCTGCTCTAGGTCAACAAGGTCCTAACTTAATTGAGTCAGTGGGTGTGGCTCTTGCTGGTGCTGCTGCTGGTACAGCTGTCGCTGGTCCTGCTGGTGGTGCATTAGGTCTTATTGGTGGCACATTTCTAAAGAAAGAATTTAAAGACCAAGTGATGAGTCAGGCAAAGAAGTTTGCCGCTGACAAAGCCAAGGGTCTAGCTCCTAATATTAAAGACGTAGGGTTTAGTGCTCTTAAAAAAGCAGCTGGTATAACTGGTGCTGTTGCAGCGTCTGGCCTATCTAACTACGCAATGGGCGCAGCCGATGTCTATGGTGCTATGCGCGAGCAAGGTGTACAGCCAGAGGATTTCGCTTCACGTATGGGAGCACTGGCTGCTGCCGTACCGTATGCTGTTGCAGAAACATTCTCTGACTTCGTTATTGGTAGCCGGTTACTCAAAGGCTTTACTGGTGCTGTAGCACCTAAAGGTGCCAGTACGTTACGCCGTGGTGCTAATCTGCTACGTCGTGGTGCTACTGGTGCAGCAGTTGGTGGTGTAGCTGGAGGTGGTACTGAGGTAATACAAGAAGGTATTGTTCGTGGGGCTTCGGGCCAAGACTTGCTGTCTGATGAGGCTATTACCGACTACATTAACTCGTTCGCTGCAGGTGTTGCAGTAAGTGGTTCGTTAGGTGGACTTGCCAATCTTCGCCGTGGTAAACCAGTTGGTACACAAGGGGCACAGACTGATGTAGAAACTAATCTGCTTGATAAGAGTAATACTGCGACACAAGAGCAAGGTACTCTGCCACTTACAGGTGGCATGACATCTATTGGCCCTACTGAGTTCGCAGCCCCAGAAGGTACTGTAGGTCAGGGTGTGCTTGATATAGGAGTAGTTGGTCAGCCTCTAGCCCAGCAAGAAATTACACAGCGGCAAACGCTAGTGTCTCCAATTACGCAAGCAGAACCAGAGCAACAACAGCTTGATATGTTTGCGCCAGCTGAGCAGTCAGCACCTCAGCAACTTCCATTTCAGTTTGCACCACCTGCTCCTAGCGGCATAGGGTTTACAGACCAGCAGCCAATACCTAATACGCTAATGGCTCAGCAGATGCAAGCTGTCATAAGTAGACAGCAATCACAACAAGCAGTGCAGCAACAAGCAATACAGCAACAGCAAGAGCGCGAACAACAGATGAACCTGATGGAGAATCAGCGTCAGCTTCAGATTGCAGAGCAAGATCGTGTAGCTCAACAACGTGCATCGCTACCACAGCCACCAGTTCAAAGACCGATGGTTCCAGTACGGCCAGTATCGCCAGTGCAGTTGCCACTGTTCACACCCGCGCAAGCTCCACGCCCATCGCGTGGTGAAGGTCTACGTCGTGGTGTTGGTACTATGCCTATGGGCGCAACAACTGCTGTACCTGCTATTGATACCCGTAAGCAAACTCAACTATCTTTGTTTACTAAAGAAGGTAAGCCCACTGTGGCAGCCCTCAAAGCAGCAGGCAAGCGCGGTCCTGTATCGAATCCAGTTGCTGAGAAGGGTGCGACTCAGGCTCCAGCTACAACTAAAGTAGTTACCCCAGCCGACATAAATGCTGCCGCTAAAAAAACAGCAGCTAAAACTGAGAAGAATAAACGCGGTGTAGATAAACTTAAAAAAGCTGACGAGGATAAAACTAAAGTTGATACGCCTAAAGATACACCACCTGCAGACCAGCAAGGCTTTGCAACACTAATGGGATCTGTAGGCGGTGGCAGTGTACTTGATGAAGGGACACAAGAAAAAACTAAGATAGATACAAAAGAACGCGATGCGTTTGCTAGGGGGATCGGTGCATCTGGCATAGGTAAGTACAAGCTAAGTGGGCGTAGCGTACCAAAGTTGTCAAAAGCAATTATCGCTGGTGATATTAACCAAGCTGTAGATATACTATCAAAAAGTAACAACAAAATAATCTCGTACTTAGCCAACAAAGCTAAAGCCCTTACTGACTTAAAGATTGTTAGTGACGAAAACGCGTGGGAAAAAGGAACTATTAGCGAGAAGTACTCTCAGTCAACTAATATTGCTAGAGTAAACTTAGCCCTGTTAGACTTAGCGCGTGAAGCTAAGTCTACTGTAGACAAGCACAAGGGGGATGGCCTACCATCGCTGTATAAGTTTCAAGAAGAAGTAACGCAGGTTCGGCCAAACAATACGCCACAAACAGCTGGTATTAGATTAGTCGATCAAGTTGGCAAAACAAAAGAATCGTTCTATAAACTGCTAGACCAACTAGAAAATAATATTGGTGCGCGAGAAAGTGAGTACAGAGCTTATGTGCGGATGGCAACGGAAACATTGGCTATCCCCGCAATGTACGACAGAAATACTAGTACTATACGTGTCTCAACAATAGAGAGCTACAAGGGCGCTACCCTAGGTACTGAAGAAAGCACTGTTGCCCATGAGATTGCACACGCTCTAACTCTAGACGCTATTGAAAACCCTTTACCTGCCCAACGTGTACCAGTAGATAGACTACGTAATCTATTTGACTATGTACGTACGCAAGAAATGGTCTTGGATATGTACGGCACAGCTACGCTAGAAGAATTTGTAGCAGAAGGGTTTAGTAATCCTGAGTTTCAACTACGCTTGTCGAAAATACCATACGAAAATACTTCTGCTATGGGTAAGTTTGCTGAGTTCATAGCAAACATACTAGGGCTAAAAGCCGACAACGCGTTCACGGAGTTCTTAACATTAGCAGACCAGCTTACAGATGTACCAAGTGGAAAAACAAAGCTGGTTAAGAAAGGTAAAGCTGCTCCTAAAGCTGCTCCTAAAGCTGCTCCTAAGCCTGCACCCAAAGTCGTTGCGCCAAAAGCTGCTGCATTAAAGAAAGGTAAGTCTACACCACCTGCAGACAATAAGCCTACTGCTACAGGTGCTGCTAAATTAAAAGCTACTGGGGTCAAGGCTGCGCCTAAGAAAGGTACGCAAGTACTTACACGTGGTGGGGTTCAAGCTCGTGCGGAGCCAGTGGTAGAACAAGAACCAGTAGCTAAGGATGCACCAGTTGTATCCGGCGGTATAGCCTCTATGGTTGGCCAGTTAACTCAACCTGCTACTAATACAAAACCAGCTAAGCGTAAACGCGCAGCTGCAGTTGTTACTGAAACCGATAAGCCTTCTATCGAGGTGATTAGTGATGAGATTGCTGCAGCTGAGTCTGCTACTAATGAGGCTGACTTTAAAAGTTCTATAGAAACTGTTGCATACCACGCGTTCGTTGATGTGGATAGCAACAATACTGAAGCAAACACTAAAGCCCGTGACTTTATTACGGGCACAACATTTACTGACCCACAAAGAATATCGCTAAACGATTTTCTAGTAACAGACATAAATCTAAAAGGTAGTATAGAAGTACGTGAGAAAGGACCTGCTGGTGCGTATAAACCCATATACAAATACCTCACGGACAACGCACTGTGGCCACGATTAACTGCGACTATTGGCAACATAAAAATAGATGAGGCAGTGCAGCTAGTACGCGATGGAAAAATTAGTTTGTCCAACTTGACTGCTGACCTACGCAAAGCAGTAGTTAAAGCGAACCCAGATCTAGTAGAAAAAGAAGCTGGTAGTCTAGCTGTTGGTCGTAGTGAAACTACTGCTGCTAATGATGCTACACGTTTATCTGATGCTATTCGTGCAGTTAATTTAAATGAGTCAGTACTTACAAACTCTGCACGTGATACTAAGGTTGCTGATATTAAAGCCATGTGGGACAACTTACCCAGTGACTTAGAAGATTTCGTAGACCAGACTGGTACACCACTTAGCGCTTACTTCACTGATGGTAAGGTTAACGCCATTCGTGTCAATAGAAAGCTACGCATTACCAAGCAAAAATTTACAGAAGAACAGATCACTGCATATGAGAATGATGAGAACAATTTTGAAGAAGAAGTGGATGATATAAGTACGTTCGATAACATATGGCAAGGTGATAAGTTTGATGACGGCAGGTCGTCACGTAGTGATGGGTCAGTTATCCGCAAGCCTATGGATGTAGGGCGTATCCGCTTATCTGTTAACAAGTTCTTAAGTAAGCTTGCGCGTAAGCCAAAGGTCTACGTATACAAAGACCAAGTTGATATGAAAGCTAAGAACTCACGCTTGCACCAACGTGCTGCTGACTCACGCACAGAAGGCGACTTCGATAGCGTAAATGCTGTTGGCTTTTCGTTTGGTGATGGCAACGTAATTATATTCTCTAGCCGTGTAGCCACCGAGCAGCAGCTTAACTTTGTACTGGCTCACGAAACACTAGGTCACTTCGGACTACGAGGAATCATTAGCCAGTCTAAGTTTGACAGCTTGATGGAAACTATCTACGACACTAACCCATCTATTCGTGATGATGTTGATGTAGCTATGGCTACTGAAGGCATGGGTAAGGCTGAAGCAGTTGAGGAATACTTATCAGACTTCTCAGCTCAGTTAGATACGAGTGTTGTATCACGTATATGGAACGCTATTAAAGGTGCGCTTAATAAGCTAGGCGTGCAGTTTGGCGATGAGTCAATTAGATACTTCGTTAGTCAGGCACGCAAGTACGTGCGCGATGGCAACACTGGTGTGCCGTTCCAAACTAGCCAAGTGATTAACAATCTGTACGACATCGAGTACGGTACAGCCCCCATAAACAATGGGCGCTTCGCAAGAAAGGGCAACACCTACAAAGATGCCATCGCTGCTGCACTTATGTTAGACAAAGTAGGTGGGCTGCCAGATAACTTTGAGAGCGGTTGGGAGTGGCTCAGGGGTAAGGGCGTAGATAGTGCGTCGTCTTACGATAAGTTTAAGTCTAAGTTCTTAAGCCTGTCTAACTTTAGATCACTAGACAACCCCGGCGCTAACGCTATGGAGAACTTAATCGAAGGGGCACGTAACCGTTCTATGAGTCTTAAGGTTGAGATGAACGAGATGCTGCGCTCTGTGTTGAACAAGGCTATCTTTAACAAGTTCGCTGGCATTACTGAGCAACAGCTAGAGGGCTTAAACAATATGCTGTATGAAGCACAGCGTCTTGCCAGTTCTAGATTCGTACAGCAGTCTGAGCGTAGTCGTGCACCACTGATGAGTTTTGTGGATGGTGTATTGGTAGATAACATACCTGAGATTGACCGCCTAGACCAAGAAGGTCGCATTACGTTTGAGCAAATGAGCAAAGGCTTTTCCTATGACGAAGAAGTAATCCAAGATGACGGCACGTTTAAATTACAGACAGTTAATGTAGCTGGTATACCCAACTTAACTAAAGATAGTATTGAATGGACTGGGTACAACAAACTGCGTGACGCTATGAGAGAAGTTGAGATGCGTTTGTTACGTGCCAAGTACATGAGTGTTCTAGCTGAGCAAGACATTACTCTCTCCGAGCTTGGGGAACTAACAGCAGATAAGAAACTTACCGCTGACGATACAGCTATGTTGCGTAAGGCTATCAACACGTACAAGAAGATGTACTCAGAAAGTATATCGCTTGATGATCGTGGTAAGCCCGTACTTAACGAAGAATCAATGAACGCTGGCAACCAGTTCTTAATAGACTTTAACGCTGCCATATTAGGTAAAGACACAGACCGTACTGATGCCCTAGTTGCTAAATACTTCAAAGGTAGAATAGCTGACGACTTTGCTGCGCAACTCAACGACTTTAAAACTAGACTGCGGTTGCCAGAAGATAACCAATTCATAATACAGAATCGTGTCAAGCAGTTAGTGTTGTCAGATATGTTAAACACAGACGCAGATCTTTTCACGCGTCGTTCTATAGCTACGGGCTATGTTCCTATCCTACGCGAAGGCGGGTACCAGATTCGTGTGGAAGCTACTGATGCTAAGACAGGCAAGCCAGTAAAGCTAAAGGAGTCTAGCCGTAACCAGTTAGTGTATTCACAGTTTGAGAAGGAGAGTGAGTCACTAGAAGCTGCCAAGCTTATGAACGGAGTATTTAATGATGGCTCATACGAGCTAGAAATCTATGATGAAAATGATGGCACGTTTAAAACACGTAGTGTCAATCTTAAAGTTGTTAGTGAAGTGGCACTTGATGCTGTCGCTGCACCGCCAGAGCTAAACCTCAACGAGTTTATACGTGGGTTACGACAGTTTGACCTCCCCATTACCCCAAAGAAAATGGAGACAATTGTTACTGCGCTTACAAGACAGAACAGTGCAGCACGTAACCGCTTGCAACGTGCCTTTGTCAAAGGGTTTAGACGTGAGGGCATTACTGCTATATCACGACACATCGAGAGTCGCGCATCTACTATTGCCAAGACAGAACTGCGCCCGGTACTAAGTGAGTTGCTTAACTTAGGTATGGCAAAGTCACAGAAGCTATGGAACGGTGATCCCGAATTACTAGAGCGTCTTAAGACAACAGCCGATGCAGCAGCAGCAGACCCTAATGCTACGAGACAAGCCAAGATGTTGGCTAAGCGTAACTACAATCGCTACAAGTATATGTTCCAGACTACTAACCCAGAAGGTAGATCTCGTCGTGGTATGCAGTTCTACAATGAAGCGTCACGTACTGCTGACTTCTTAGATGGCAACCGTAACGTAGATGAATCTAACTTTGGTTCTGGGCAGGTCGTGTCTAACATACGAGCTGCAACTAGTATGGTACAGCTTGGTGCTTCTATTGCCACTGGTGTGCTCAACGTAGTAGGTGTGTATACCAACGGTATGCCTTACTTAGCTAGCTACAACGAGAAGAATGGGTTTGGTGGTGGCTTTGGTATGGGTCCAGCTCTTGCCCAGTTTCACGTTGCGCTTAAGCAAGTCGGTGCTATCGGCATGAACCCACTTAGCGAAACAAGTCGTGCCGCTAACCGCGCAGAGTTCTATGACAAAGTAGTTGGTAGTAAAGCACTACAAATTCAGTATGGCCTCAAGGCACACGAGGCTAGTTTTATTGCTCAGGAGATTCGTGCTGGGGTTATGATTCCTGCGCAGTCTAATGCTCTAGTTGGCAGTGCCCGTGGTAATGCCACCACTGCGTTTAGGCAGAAGTTTATTGATGGTTGGATGCTGACATTTAACTTAACCGAGCAAGCATCACGCCGATCATTTGGCTTAGCATCATATCGTTTAGAACACGAGCGACAAAAAGCTGCAGGTAAATCAGATGCAGAAGCTCAGGAAGAAGCCCGTAAGTTTGCTGTTAAGGGTATCAACTTATCTATGGGTGAGTACTCAGTACTTAACCGACCAGCAGCGTGGCGCTCAGGCTTGCAGTCATTCATTTATATGTATAAAGTATTCCCCACAACATCTATTCAGTTGTTCGCTAACCTCTCACGCAACGGCAAGATAGGTATGCTAGCTGGTTTGTTTCTGTTAAGCGGATTAACTGGTCTGCCGTTTGCCGAGGACATAGAAGATTTAGTAGACACACTAGCGCAGAAGCTTGGCTTTAAGTCTGGCAGTATCCGCTACGAGATTGCTAAGTTTATTGACAACATCTTTCCGGGTATGTCACCACTTGTGCTAACTGGTTTTATGAACGCTGTAACGGTAGGTAACGTTGGTAGTCGTACGTCACTTGGTAATGTGCTGCCCGGCACAGGTGTGCTTTTATCTGGTGCTGATATAACTCGTGAGATGATGGACATCGCTGGTCCTGCTGCGTCAGCTATGACTGGAGCTATTAAAACGTTTAGTGACATACTTAAACTACCGTTCTCTGACCAAGTAACTGCGCTAGGTGTGGTGCGAGAATCGCCAGTTACTATTGCTCGTGCCTTTGGCGATGCCTATGCGTACTCCCAGACCGGTGCAATCGTGGACAAGCGTGGGTATATTGTTAGTAAGGATATGCATGTTGGCACAATAGCTTCTAGGTTGATGGGCTTCTATCCAAACGCAGCGTCTGAACAGTACAGCATGATTAAGATTGCCAAGCGCATGACTGACTACCAACGCGATACTAGTATAGGATTCCGTACTGCTTGGATTAACGCTATGCAGGCAAAAGATGCTGATCGCGCTCGTGATATCGAATCAGCAGTAGATGACTGGAACAAAGAAGCTCGTGGTACAGCACTTGAGATAAGGAACTTTAGGGCTAACTCTATGAAGGCATTGCGTGAAGCACAGCGACCAGCAGGTGAACGCGCCTTAAAGGCTTCTCCAAAGGCGGCTCGTGATGACATCGAAAGATTATCTAACCTACTATCCTACCAGTGATTTCATTTGACCAAAGGCCAAGTCCTCTAGGGCTTGGTCTGCATCGTTGAGCATACCCTGCAGTCGTGGGTGATTAAGGTTAACTCCTATTACATACGACTGCCCTAGTTTAATTGGTGTGTCACGACCAAGGTATGCCTTGCTAGATTTAGGTGTGGCCAAGATATGTTCCTCAGTTATGTCGTGCATGAATGTCTTGTAGTCAAACCCACCTTGAGCTAGCCAACGTCTAAAGTGTGTGCGGTCAATCATAAGTGTGCCACGGTCAACCTCATCTGCTATTGTCTTGCGGTAGAAGTCAAAGCGTAGTCGTATCTCATCTCGTGGTACACGGCTTAGGTCTAGCGTTGGTTTGTGTGCACCAGTATGGAACAACTGAACCTGTGCATTAGCATGTTCTGCTATGTACTCACCCAATACATCAAACGAATCTGCTTTGTTCTCTGCCACAGTACGGCGTATCGTACCAAGCTGAGCCAGTACCCACTCGATTCCCTTTCGGTGATCGAACTGTATTAAACCCCACTCATTGGCTAAGCTAAGGGCTAAGTCTGCCAGTACGATTGCTTGCTCATAGTACCGCTCTGCACCTGAGAAGGTACACTTGTATCGTGATTTAAATGTAGCAGTCGCCTCATCTATCGCAGCTCTAATACCATCTGGTCCTAGCTCAACAAGTTTGTGTAAGAAAGCAGAGCCAGCTGTGCCGTAGTTCTCCATCAAGAACTGGTATATCTTACGACCTGCATCACTATTCCTAGAGAACATATTGTGTACTGGTACTGATACTTCTAGTAGTCGTGCCATCTGTGCGTCAGTATCCAGACCAGATGCGATTAGCTTTGCTTGCCATGACTTGTTGGTAGATATAGTAATAGGCGCAGCCCATGTCTTTGTTGCACGTTCTTCAGAATTGCGGTTCAGACGTGCCTTGTCCTCACCCTGTGATACCCAATACAGAAAGTCACCAACCTCTTTATCGTTAACCATAGTGGCTTCGTCAATCGACATAGGCAAGTGGCAGTACAAACCCATACGTGCAAACAAACTATTCTGTGTGAACTTAGCAGCGTAGTGTAGCTTGGCTGGGTTGCCCCATATTGACTGCTGCCAATACTGTGCTAGTGTTTTACCACCACCAGTTGGTCCGTATAGAGATACGGTTAGGCCATGCAAACCAGTGAACGCATAGAACGGTGACGACAAGCTGACACCTAGAGCAAACATATGGGAGGGCAGACCTGCCTTCTCTAGCAGTGACGTGAACCCAGTCCACGATTCTAGTGTGCCACTCTTACCCCATAGCGTACTACCTAACCGTTGTGATGATGAGGCTAGCGCTATAGATTCTTCTTCTACTGTACCGTCTGGGTTACGGCGTATGGCTGCATCACCTATAACAAACTGCGAGAAGTTTTCTTTCCAACCCATAGTTGCGTAGAGGTTGGTCATTGATTTCTTTTGTCGCAACTCATTCATGTATGAGCGTAGCATAAGCTGGAAGTACTCCGTCTGGTTTCTATTGTGTAGGACAATACCTTGGTCAGCAATGGTGGTTGGAAATTCTCTACTGCCTTCTGTCAAATGTGCTTGTCTAAGTACTAGCTCTTGCCACCCTATGTGTGGTCTGTTCCAACGATACCTAACTATTTCATAGCCAAGCCCTTCGTCACGACCATAAGATACTGGGTATATATCAAACGGGCAGACGTCTAAGTCTGCTTCATCTATGGTCATCTTGATGCCAAATGCTGTGCGCTTAAATGGCTTGGGCATATCTACTATTACAGCTATTACATCAGGTGCTGTCTGTGGTGCTGCAATCTCTACGTACTGTATGCCTAGACGTACTGGTGTACCGACCTTGCCCTTAAACTTACAGCCCTTACACCCTTCAGGGCGCAGCTCATTAAACTTATCGCACGTTGTCGGGCCGGTGGTTGACGACTTCCAATGCTGCATCTTGCGCAGTGTATTGCCTGCGTTGTAATCTGTGTGGTTCTCTGACCAAGCTATAGCTGCTTCATCTGAATCTTCGCAGTACGCAGCTACACCTAGTAGCGCATACCATAGTGGTTCCTGTACCTCAGTCTGGTTCTTAACTGCCCAGTTAATCTGTTGGCACTTGTTATATATGACACCCGCTACTGCAGGTGGTAAGTCATTCGTTATTGCTAGTGCTTGTGCTAGCGGACTAGCTGCCCTGCTAGGTTTACCTACTGGCATTGTCGGCACTACATCTACGTACTCTGATAAAGCAGTAACCATCATGCTGAGTTCTACATCGTCAGCATCTATCAACATCTTTACACGTGTATTACTCTTGGGGTTTAGTGTTCCAACTGGGCGCAGTACTCGTGCGCTGTCAGCAGGTACAGCAGGGTCGACTTCAAATCCCTTAGCCTTGGTAGCTGCCTTCATAGCTTCAGCTAATGGCTTCCATCTTTGTGAATCAATAGCCTCAGTCAGTATCCAGTAGACATGCAGTCCGTTACCAGAGTGAATGACCATGGGTTTAGGTAAGCTCATCTCACCTACGAATTTAAGTAGTGCCTTAAGACCTTCCTTCCAATCTGCATACGGTTTGCCTTCGCCACAATCCACATCGAGAGCGAATACTTTAGTAGCTAGTACGTTATCCTGCTTGCGCTTACCCTTCTCAACGAATGATGAGATAGCGTAGTAGGTATTGTTACCCTTCTGGTCTAGCCCTATAACTGCTTTGGCGAGTTCATCTACTGAAGAAAAGAATCCTTGCTTGGTAGCATCTGTATTGATGACCGTAGTAACAAAGTATCCTTCCGTTGGTAGAACCCGCTGAAGAAAATTCAACGTGTCCATATTGCCCCTGCTTATTGAGAGGGGGTTTCCCCCCTCTGGTACTCTTTAGTTATCTCGATTGAGAATTTCCACGAGACGCTCTTTACGTTCCTTCTGGCTAGCACCTATGATCTCAGGTCTAGGCCACTCATGCTCAGTCATAACATGAAGTAAACGTCTAAGCATTTTCCTGACTGACTCATCATTAGATTTACGAATAGGTTTCCCTCTAACCCACCCATGATAAGTCATTCTCGATACTCCTAGCAACTCCGACATATCCAGAATTGTTAGGAGCATATGCTTACGTAGCGCATCGACCTTGGTAAAGTCAATAGGCAGTTTACTCATCGTCAGCTACTTCGCCAACCAGTGCAGCAATCTCGTCAGCCAATGATGAAGCTGCGTTATCTTCCTTTGCAACAGCTACCTTAGCAGCTTTAGGTGCAGCCTTTGGTTCAGGTGCAGATTGTACAGGGGCTACTGGTTTGGTAGCACCAAAGCCACGCTTAGGGGCAGCAGGTTGAGCTTGTACAGGGGCAGGTACGGGAGCTTCTACTACTGGTGCGGGCTTTGGTGCAACTGGTGCTACAGGAGCAATCTTTGGTACTTCAATCTTGCTAGGTGCGTTCTCGCCAGTGACTTCCTTGACTGCCTCTGTACCAAACAACTGGTCTACTGTTGCTTGTGTGTCAGCATCTAAGAAACCACCGAATCCAAACTTCAACTTAGGAAACGATGCGTCAGTATCGAACGTCAACTTAGTCTTAACAATCTCAGGTGGGATGCCACGTACTGCTAACTCTTTCTGGTATTGGTTAAGACCTTTTAATGCGGCAGGTGTAACACTCAACAAGTACACAGGACCTTCGGGGTCGTCTGCTGATACGATAGCCAAGCGTTTAATATCGGCGCAAGCCTTAACTTGTTGTCCGTTGGGTGTTACCTTGCTGCCCCATGCGTTCTGAGGGCACGTTGCACACAAGTCACTCTGTGGTAGGGTTGACTCAGGTGATGGCGAGATACCGTTAAGTGATGAGCAGTCTGCTGCTTGTGGTTCTGCATCTGCTGACCATGCTTTTAAGTACCATGTCTTTGATAGTCTAGGGTTAGCACCTACTACTACAATGTCAAGCGATGTTGATTCTAATACAGTCTCAGTGTCACCTTCTACAATACGAAAGCGTGAACCCTTAAGGCTGATACGTGGGAATGATGAGCTTGATGCCAGACCACCAGTTAGCGACTGAGCCAGTAGTGATTGACCACCAACACGAGATGCCAAGTGTGCAGGGATAGTAATGTTTGCTAAGGTTAGTGCGTTGCTCATAGATTTCTCCTTAAGTGAGCTAATTATTCTGCAGATGCAGTAGGTTTACGAACGTTTACATCTAACTTCGTGCCGTATGTAATGCCCGGCGGTACTTCTTTATTCTTCTCAATGTATCCACGTACAGCAGTCTTGCTGACTCGCTTCTCTAACATATCGAACGCTTCATTTTCTTTGATGAAGTTCAGCACACTATCCCAGTCACCAACTGTTGCGTAGTCTGTGGTGGTTAGGAACGCAGTGCCATGCTTGGTCTTGAAACTAGTCACACCTTGGGCATCAGCTTGTTCTTTAATGTACGCCTCAAGTTTATCGAGGTTTAATTTTATAGCTGCTACACGATCTTTAGTCTCAGCTTCTATTGTCGCTTTGTGTTCACGTAACTTCATGTACGTTTTAACTACATCATCTATATTAAAACTCATAGTCATCACCTTTTAGTTTGCTGTTGTATTAACTCAAGCAGTAGACCCTGCATCTTCTGCTTGTTCTGAAGCCTTTGGTAGGCTCTATGTTCAAGGTCTGTTGCCTCGATGTGTATTACATTTGATACGTGCTTCTTACCGATTCGCTCTATGCGACCACACGCCTGTTCATATATCTCGTTACTGTTTATTGGTCCGTACCATATGATCGTTGATGCTGACGTAAGGGTTAGACCATGTGCCATAGTGCCGGGGTGTGCTATTAAAACGTGTGGTGTTTTCTGGTGTTGGAAGTCGTGAAATATTTGATTACGTTTAGACGCAGACACTTCACCATTAACAACACCGACAGAGTATTGCTTAGACAACTCACGCTCTAACATATGTAACGTACCAGTCAGTGGCACAAACACAATTACTTTCTCACCTGCTTCTTCTATTATCTCCTTTACTAGGTTGACACGGGGACTGCAATCAAGTTCTATGTTCTGTCCATCATCGCCGTACACTACACCGCAAGCTATCTGTACTAGCTTCTGAACTTTAACGGCTTCGTTAACTGCTGTGATAGTTCCTTGTGCTGCTTCAGATACCAATGTCTTTAGCATCTGGTTGTAGTATTTCTTTTGCTCTGCTGTTAGGTCTACCTGCCTTGTCTGGACAATCGTTTCTGGTAAGTCAAAGCACTCATCTCTGGTGTACCGTACAGCAGGTTGTAGTATGTGCCTAACAATTTCAGCAGACTCAGGGCGTGGCACATACTTCCACTGACCTATCTTCATCATCACCAGTTCTCTAAATGCTGTGAACGTGTGCTTTAAGTATGGTGAATCAACTAACTTGGCTAATGCCCATGCGTCTGTCGGGTCGTTAGGTGTTGGTGTGCCTGTCATTAACCAGAGTCTAGTCGTAGTGTTAGCGTCTAACCACTTCTTAAATATCTTGAACCTACGTGTCGATGGGTTACGTAGTACTGCTGCCTCGTCTACTATTACAAGGTCAAACTTGTTGATGCAATGCGGGGCTATGATAGGAAATCCATCATGGTTACATATGTAGAACTCAACATCTTTATTTAGCAACTTAAGACGCTTCGATGCCACACCATGCAGCACTGTAAACTTACGGTGCACTAGACTAGTAAATATACCATCACCCCACACTCGTTCAAGGGTTGACAGTGGTGACAAGATAAGTACTTTCCTAATCTTCTTAGTACGTAGCAGGTAGTCGGCTGCCCATAGTGCTGATTGAGTCTTACCTGTACCGATGTCGTTAAGTACCAGTCCTTTGTTGTCGATGGTTAGAAACGCAGCTGTATGCTTCTGGTGTTCAAAAGGTGTGAACTGTCCCGGCCAATCGTAGTAGTGCATGATAGGTGATGGTGTTTTAATACCCAAGTTACGCAGTACCTTCACCTCGTCTATCTTGTGTGGGACTACGACCAGTGGCATACCCCTTACTTCGTATGTCTTAGCTGTTGGTATGCTGTCAAGAACCTTGTTAGGGTTGTTCAGCTTCAACACTACGACCTTAGACTTCTCAACAACTAGCATATCAATGTATCCCTTGCGCTACTTCTAGTAGCTTCTTAAGTTTGGCTAGGCTCTCGTCATCACACACTACCAACCAATGACCGCCTGCTTCTTTAATACCCTCACCACACTTTACTTGCAATGCAGTCGGATTCTTCTTGGTGTCCGACTTGCACTCTACTCCTATAAATGTACCGCTAACACAAGCTATGTAGTCTGGGATACCTGCCTTACCGAAGCCATTACTTACTGGCATGAAGTACCAAACTGAGTAGGACTTAAGTAGCTGTGTTACTTTCTTTTTTATCTTACCTTCTGGAGTATTGTAACTCATTATACACTCGTGTCAAGTTAGGTTAAACCCTAGCATCATCGCAGTCATGTCTAGCAGGGCAGAATCTACACAGTCCTGACGGTCTAGCTTGCCAGTTGTCATGCTCTAGTGACTGGTAGATACGGTTGATTCGTTGTAGTATGCCACCCCACAACTTGTTAGTTACCTCACGTTCATACTTGTCTGTGTCCATCTGCATAGTCTTGAGCCACACTAGGGTAGTAGTCACGTGCTGTACTTCTGGGAAGTGCTTGAACACCTGTGCTGCAAACAACTCCATCTGAAATGTATCTGGGTTACGCTTGCCTGTTTTCCAATCCATAACCACAGCTGTGTCGCCACGGATAACCAGTACGTCTAGCTTGCTACGTAGCCAAGCATCTGAATCCAACCACCCAGTAGGTGTTAGGTTCTCGGTTAGTACTAGCTCACACTCTACTAACAACTCACCACCTTTAGCCAAGCGTTCGACTGACTTACATAGAACTTCATAGTGCTCGACCTCTTGGGGTAAGTCTGTGCCCTTGAGCCTGTCCTCTAAGAACTTGTGAATACGCTCGCCGTACTTGGAAGCATCACCACCTACATCTATAACATCTTTGGTTATACGTTGTCTGAAGTACCGATAAGGGCACTGTTCGTACAGCTTAATAGCTGAGTATGAATGGCTTAAGCGCATAGGTTTTTACCACAAGGGGGCTTGTGGTTCTCTGTTCATTGGAGTGTAAAGTATATCACTTACGGTCTGAGTTTTGTATACCTGCCACATATAATTCCATGAGCGTTTGTACTATGCGTTGCATCGCATACGCTTCTTGTTCAGAAGCAGGGCTATCCTCACCATGTACATCACAGTACCACTGCCATATGTGCATAGCTTCGTGTACCAAAACCCCAGCAGTATCTATGGGCGTGTGATGTTCTCGTGTTCGTATGCAAACGATGCAACAAAAATCATTGTCTGGTGCGTCTAGCTTATGCACTGTTGCGCTTGCCTTAACACCTAGCCAAGGAGCATAGTTACTGACGTCAAGCTTTTTCATTACAGCTTTGTACTCGCTCTCGTTGACGCACACTAAAAGCTTGAGTGGTAAGAAACACATAGGCACTACAGTCCATTCTTGTTTCATTAAGTATCTCCATAGTTATATGCCACGCCTGACTCACAAGCTACTGGTAAATCTAATGCCCATTCAGGTGGCGTACTCATAATCTGTTCTACGTGTTGCTGTGCTGCTTGAGCTTTGTCCTCTGGCACTACGATAACAATCTCATCGTGTACTTGTAGTGCTACCTTGTAGTACTTGCCACACTCAACCATCTGCTCACGGATAAACAAAGCAGCTAGTGCTTGAACAAAATTCTCTACAACTTTGCCAGCGTATATGTTTGTCCACGTTGTGTCGGCTTGCTTGGCTAGCTTCCTGTACTCCGTTGACTTACCTATGTACTCATACCCAGTTGTTGTCTTGCGTAGCATGGGGTAGTGCAGGTACATATCGTTGGGTAGAGTCATCACCCCCTTGTCACAGCGTACTGTGTGGTGTACCTCATAGCTATTGCCGTTAAGCATAGCGTTAAGTGCGTGGTCACTCTTGCGCCACAAAGATACTATCTTGTGGTTACGTTGCCTATATAGATTAACAATGCGCTGCGCTTCCTCCTCATCTATCACCACGTTGTTCTGTATGCGTAGCATCTCACGAAACTTTGCAGCCCCTGCCCCATACCCAAGTGACAACACCGCAGTCTTACCTACGAACCTCTCTATCTTATCCGCCTTAGTTATTACTCTACCGTACACTTCAGTAGCAAACTCACAGTACACATCTCGGTTGTTGCGAAACGCTAGTATTAAATCTTCTTGCTCTGCTACGTATGCCACTAGCCTAGCCTCAATCTGTGATGAGTCACATGATATAACTACGTTGCCTTCTCCTGCTGTGAGTGCCCGTCTGATTGTGTTGTTGCCACCCCTACTTGGTAGGTTCTGCAAGTTAAGTTTGTCGCCGCCACTAAACCTACCTGTGTGTGCGCCGTAGTAGTTAAGCATGATGGGTAGTAGTCCTCGCTGTGCCACACCTATCAGCGATTCAGTTCTTGTTTCCTCAAGCGTAGACTTCACACCTAAACGTGTTGCCACAAGAGCTTGCACCTTCTCATCAGGGTGGTCGAGCAGTTCTGTTAGGTCTTTGTCAGTCTTGGCGAACGCCCATGCTAGCTTGCCTGTCCTAGCACTTGTCTTAGTGGGTGGCTCAACACCTAGTTGCTTTAGTGCATAAGCAAACTTATCATTAGACATGATGTCTGCAATAGCCATACCTGAACTAAGTAGTAGATCTTCCTTGGCTTGTCTAACTTCTATCAGGTGTTGCTCAAGTAGTGGTACGTCTAGCTTGATGCTAGGCTCTGTATACATACGTATGGTCTGGTCTATAACTATCAATTCACTAACAGGTATCTGCTTAGATAACTTCTTGAACAGAGCATACGTTAACTCTACGTCATTGATACAGTACCCACCATACGCAGACAACTCTTGCGCTGTAAAGTCAACCCTATGTTTGCCTATTGCATCGAGTACCTCAGTACCCTTAGCCCCTAGTTGGTAGTGTGCTGCCAATGCTTTAAGACTGCCACCTACTGTGATGTTGTGGTATGGCTTAGCCATTGATAGAGTATCTAACCACAGCTTAGGATTGATACCATAGTGCCATGATAGCATCGCCCCATCGAACGCTGTGTTGTGGCACAGTATCGCTTTGTCTGAGTAGTCTAAGCTATTAAGAAACTTACCTACGTTACTGCCTGAGTACCAGTCTGTGGGGTGGTTGTTAACCTTAATGGCTACACCTATTACCTCAAACCTTGGGTCACGTATGTATGCTTCGGTTGTCATCTTACGTAGGGAGTAGTCCTTGTCGTAGTACGTTTCAAAGTCTAGCGTAACTATATCCATCACAGTACCTCAGTCATTCGAGCTTCAGCTTTAAGTGCGGCGTATGCCACACAATCTTCTAGGCTATCTTGGTGTGCAAAACTTCGTTGCCTATCCCTAACATCTTTAAGTATCTGAAGTAGTAACCAACCTTCAGACTCAGACAAGTCACGCCCAGTAATAATGTTAAACGCTTGTACTGTCTTACCCATGCTACGCTCACCCTCTGGCTTGTCGTACTGCTTGCCTCTGTCCTGCATAATCTGAGCAGCCTTACTTAGTATGTGTTCTGCTTTCATTTACATCTCCTTGTTGTGTACTACCAATCGTTGTTTGGTATGTTTAAACCTAGATCACCTATGTCATCTGAGTAACTATCTTCGTCTACATCATCGAACAAAGACTTAATGGGGGTGTGCTTAACCTTCTCAACCTTTGGCTTAGTACCCAATACTTTCTTGGCTAGCTTAGCAGTCAGTATGTTTATGTCTGACACTTTAGGTTTGTCTTTAGGTGATTTAACTTTGTGTACTGGGGCAGACTCCCATCTCTCAGTTGTCTTACCCCACATACCGCACACACACCGCCACTTGCGTGTTGTCAGTAGCCTATCGTTATCCCATCTTGAGTCCACACATATCATCTTGTCCTTGCACTTGGGGCACTTCATCTTTGAATACTCCGAATCTAGTGCGTAGCGCAACGCTATGGTTGCTACATATTTTATCTACCTGCTTTAAAACTTGTACAACTTTTACTTCTCTTGTGTAGTAGCTTGCAGGTACAGACTGAATAATACCCGTAAGTAATTCAGTTGAACAGGTGTTGTCCCTGATTGATTCGTATAGCTTATCTAACCATGATTCAGATTCCCAATTTGGCATCTCCCAAGAGTACTGATACACTCCAGTACGACTCTGCTTTACATCGTGTATCAAGGTGTCAATCACACCTATCTTGGCACGTACTTTGACAGAATGTTTAAAATTCTTTAGCGACCTAAACCAAACTAACTTGTTAGTTTTATCTACTTCAGGCTCAGCTACAGGTATCTTTCGGTTAGTGGGTAGGTAAGTATCTAGATCAAAGGTTAGTCCATCAAACACATCGTACTTCTCCGCGTCTTTAATATAGTCCCACATATGTGCATAATCACCTCCATGCTCCTCATATAGCGGTGTCGGTACAACAACGTACCTACCCATAGATTTGCGATACCATAGAAAAGGTATTGATCCTTGTAGTGCTTGGCTTAGTGTGACGCTGTGCTGTCTAGCTTGCTTGTCCGACAGTTTAAATACAAACTTATTGTCAGGTGTGAACACACCAACTGTTGTACTGCCATGACGTAGCTCATAGGTATCGCCTACCTTAAACATACGTGACCATGACATGACTGGTCTACCTGCGTCTGGGTTTTTAGCACGAGCAAACCACAGTGAAACATCTTTGTACGACATCTTATTTGTAATCATATTCTATCCCTTACTGTGACAGTTTATTTGCAACAACTGCTGTTGTCATTGAGCTTAAGTCCACATCAATCGAAACTTCTTCCTTAACTATTTTCTTGTTTGTTTCATTGTGGCGGGCTAGTGTTTCCACTGGCAGTAGCGATACAAGTGGCGACCATATCTTTATTGCAGGTGCTAGTGTCCTGTTAGCTTCTAGTATCTTCTTTACTTGATTACGAAATACAGTGCGCTCATCAAGTAACTTTTTAATCCTATCGTAGTAGGATAGTATTTCTTCAGTAATCTCTGGGAAACGTTCCTTGAAATCTAACCTAACACTAGCACCTGTATATCCAGAGTGGTAGTAGGTATCAAAATGTACTGGAAACTTATCAGGTAATCCAAATGGTATTTTTACTGGGCTACTAAACTCCATGTGCTTGTAGGTAGGGATACCATTTGGCATCTCAATACCACATACTTTACTTACTAAAAGTTTACTGTGCACCCTAAAAAATTCTTCTGGTAGTGCGTTCATGTGTGGTATGTACTCGTTAAATACTTTTGCATAAAAACGGTCAGCTAAGTCAGGTGCATAAGACTCACACGCAGCTACAAGTCTTTTCTCAAACACACCTTTAGCGTTATCAAGTATTCTTTCACGTAAATCTTGTGATAGTACGACTGTTGCCATTGTTATCTCCTGTTAGTTGATGGTGTGTAGCCTAATCGCTTGCCATCGTTGCTGTAAATGTTAGTGACTCCAGTAGGGGAGGTAGTGCTGTACCCAATACGATTACCTTGGTTGTCGTACACTCCATTGGTAGCGGTGCTGTTAAGTGGGCTGTTGTTGTAGTTCAAAGGGTTGTTGTTGTAATTCAAAGGGCTGTTGTCATAGTTCAACGGGCTGTTGTTGTAGTTAAGTGGACTACTTTCATAGCTCTGTGGGTAGCTACTCTCAAACCCGAAGTAATCCTGTGCAACAACAGGTGTGCTAGCTATTGCTAGGCTTGCTACTAGTAACTTGAATACCATCTTTTAATCTCCTTATCTCTAGTCGGTCAGTGGCTACACCATCAAGTACAGTTTCTAACAGTCGAATCTTATTCTTCAGTTCTTTAATCTGATATGACTGATAGATTGAATACCCTGCAATGACACAGTAGACAGCAACAAAAAATAATTCCCAGTATGTAATCACATCATCACCACTTCACCGAACGGTGCTTTGCCAGACTGAGTGGATATCCACAGTACTGGGTAGCTAGGTACATTACCGAAGTCATCACAATACAAGTCAGTTAAGAACACACAAGCTACTGGCTCAATGTCATGCTTATCTAAGTACTCAAACACAGGACTGAACGCTGTACCACCACCACCATGAGGCTTGATGTTCAAGTCCTCATCACGACCATAAGTTTCGTAGTGTGACACTTCACTATCGAAGTACAGTACGTGAATGGTACTGGGGTTGCCATCTTCTTTGACAGCATTAATCTCAGCAGCAAACTGAGCGATAGTATCTGCATCAATAGAACCTGAGCAGTCTACTGCGATAGCTATCTCACCTAGTGACTCACCGCTTACACTAGGCAGGTACATACCTTGTGATAAGAACCTACGGTTCGGTCTAGCAAATGAGCGTTGGTCACTGCGACACTTCTCAACAAACCTACGCAACACATCACGCCAGTCTACCTTGGGTTTAAGGATACCCTCTACTAAACGCTCAAGCCCTACACTCATCTTGCCCATCATCTTTGCTGCCTGTGCTGCCTGTGCTACTCGTACCTTCCACTCTGCTTGTTGTTGTGCCTGTTCAGCAGGGCTACCACCACCATCATCACAACTATCCATCGCTTCCGTACCGTCACCACCTGAGCCATCTTCAGGTTCATCTGGCAACAAGTTGTAGATACCGTCAGTAGTCTGATTACCTGCTGCATATAGCTGTGAATTTATCAGACCAAACGATGGCATCTTGCCGATGTGCTCATCAGTAAGTAGCTGGTTGATAACGTAGTCACCTGCTTTGTTCCAACGTTTGTGTTGTCTGCCGTTGCGTCTAAAGTTATGCTCAAGCATAGGGTGTAGACACTCATGTGCCACAACAAACTTACGTTCCTCGTCACTCATCTCACTCATAAAGTACGGGTTGTATCGTATCTCCCTGCCATTAGTAGCAGCAGTAGGGATAGCGTAGTCCATCTTGAATGGCATATTGAGTGCCACATTACCGATGAACGGGTGTTCTAGTATCAGTGCAGTACGTGCCTTAGCAAGCAGCCTGTCTATGGCAACCTCTTGAGCTTTAGTTAGTGGCTCACGTTCTGCATGGTTAGGTACTGGTGTAGTCATGTTGTATCTCCCTAGTATTTTATGTTTGCTGTGATTGACGTTTCTATAAGGCAATTATTGTCTGCCGAACTCTCTTTTGTAACCCATACTAGTTACCTCCCATAAATACGTTCATCTTATCCATGATGGCTCTCGCTTCTGCTGCTGTGTCACGTCTTAGGTCAGGGTTGTTACGCAGTGCATCGGGGTGGTGGTTGGCTATGCCCATCTCAACCTGTTGTCGTAGTGTTTCAAGGTTAGGGTCATCAGAGAAGTTAAGCCTTGGTAGCAAGGCACATATCTCACGGGCATTGTCAATCATACTGTCACGAAACACAGCCTTGGGGTCAGCCAACTTATCAGCCATGTGCTTGACTCGTTCATACAACCTAGTCCACACCTCCTTCATAGCCACAGCTTGTGACTGCTGTACTCTACGCTCAACATCTTGTTGTATACGTTCAAGCTCATCACTACCAATGCTCACTCGAAAGTCTGTGCTTGGTACAGGGAACACGGCAATGTCTATGTTGAACTTACCTACTATTTCAGACAGCGTTGGGTAGTCCGACTCGTTGTATAGCGTACCTAGGAAACGCTTAGCATCTTCTTTGAGTGAGTCATAGTTACTGGTAAAGTTAGCTACTAGTGTCTGCCACTCGTTCTTCTCCTTCCTAAACTCAGTCATAAAGTTTAAGTAGTTACTACTGGGTAGCATCTGTGTGCCCTCCATACCCCAAGGCAGGGTGTTAGCGTAGAAGTTAGTGCGTATAAGGGAAGCCTTCTTGTGTACGTTGTCTAGCAAGTCGTTCATAGGTAGTAGTGACTTGTTGTACCGACCTACTGCTGTGGCTGTGCCATGCTGACTGGCTACCTCGTTGGATATTTTCTTATCGTACTTACGTGCTGCCCACTGTGATATGGATAGCTGTACTAGTAATGCTCTGTCGCTTAAGTTCATAGTGTTAACTCCCTAAAAGTTTATGTCTAACTTCAAATACTTTGTATACGTCTGGATTACTATCTCTTATCTTACGTACTTCGACAGCACCCATTGTTCTGGTGTCGCTTAAATGTGAGGTAAGTAAGTCGTACAGTTCCCAAAATCTAATGGCTGTTATTACGTCTCTCTCATATATAAACTCCAAAAAGCTAACGTACATATCGTAATCAGGTACTGGGAATCTATACGACATGGTTACTCCTTAAAACAAAACGTCATGGTGTGCCATCGCCCACTTGGTAAACGACTGAGTACTGGCTAGTTCAGGGTTCTTACGGGTGGCATACGATATGGTTAGTACTGAGAAGTCAGCAGGCATACGCTCTACATAAGTACACACTCGGTCAAAGTTATTCTCGGTGGCACGTTCAGCCAACGCACCACTCAAGGCATACAGTGTGGCAGGGTCAGTAGGCACATCAGCAGTAGCAGGGTTGAGCAACACAGCATCAGGGTTAGGCAGCTTACGAAAGATTCTTAAGAACCCAACAAACTCTGCTGCTGCACCCTCACCTACTGCACCTTTGAACAGTTCAAACTCTGCTTCAGGGCTACACTTACCAAGCACATCACTGACACCTTCTACCCAACTACGTGGTGTAGCGTTCTGGTCACGCTGTGCATCGAAATCATGCAGTAGGTTAGGTCGGAATCGAATGAAGCTAATTATCTCTGGCTTAACATCGTTGTTAATAGCCCAGTTAGTCCAGTCATCAAGGTGGGTTTCTAGTTCAACAACTGTCTCACGGTTACGAAGATGTGACAGTACACGGTTAGCACCTGCTCGGTCTGACTGTCTGTTACCTGTGCTGATTACCTGCCACCCATCAGGCATCGGTGTGCCATGTAGTGTTCGTGCTTGGCAGATGTTAGCCAGTACCTTTTGTAAGTCTGCATTGGCTTGGTTACGATCATCGAACAGTAGTATGCCTCGTTCAGGTGCTTTACCCTTGACTGGAAACCAATCGGGCAGCTTATACTCAAGCCCGTTACCTTCTTTGGGGAACAGAATACCGAAGTCCTCGACAAGCATGGTAGGCATATGACGCTCTACTACTGGCACTCCCAGTTCCTCTGCTGCTTGGTGCACAATGGTTGTCTTACCACCACCTGGACTACCTTCTATACATACTGTACGTTGAATATCAAACAGTGACTTGAGTGTATCTTTAAGTAATGAGGCTCGCATTATTTAACTCCCTTGTATAATTTATGGTCTGTGCCGTATGTGACTACTGTTGTACCGCCTAACATATCTCGCACCACTTTCGCTTCTGGTTTAGTACTAAAAAACATGGTGGTTTTGTCCTCACCTAGTACCACCGATCCACCTTTGCTGTGACGCAACATAAACAAACGCTTCATATAAATTCCTTATTTGATAAGTACACACTCGTTGATATGTCGTACCCCATTGGCATCGACATAGGACTCACCACAACCTGCTACCCACTCCATTGCAGCCACTGCCAAGATGCTTACAAAAGCACCGTATACTGCCCCACATAACACCCACTTTAGTAGTCTGTTCATTCCACGACCTCCTTGGCTGACCTGACGATGCACTCAAATTCGACACCAATATAGACCTGACGAGCCTCTCCCAAAGTGTAGTAGCAGGCATCTAATTTCCATACACCACTAGCTTTATATACATGCAAGAATTTTTTAATTTTTGTATGCCTCATACCGACTAGGTACTCTTTGTATTCTTTACTATTTACATAACGGATAGCATAGTTAGCATATTCCGAATTAAAAATTAGCGATTTACTACCATCACCATATGTAATTTCTTGTATATACCGCACTTCGTTGCCATCTTTATGTATAGCAATCTCGCCGTTCCTAAACGCTTCTAAGTTAAATGGTCTCATTTCAGTATCCTGTCAGTAAACCTATTGATGGGTTCGATAAAGTCACGCTCTACCCATACACCAATCTCATCACGTAGCTTGTCTGCCACACGGTCTACTTGAGCTGCGTCTATCTTGGCTGCTGCTTTCAGCCATGTAATAGCTTTGTCTGGCAGTGGGTATGGCAGTGCCATGTATGAAATCCTGCCGTTCTTAACTACTGTCTTGTTATCCATGTTCATCATCTTATTCCTTGAATGTGGTTTAAATACCTGAGATTAGCGACACGTTGTTGGCTCATGTTTCTGACAGGTACAAGTGCTTTGTTAAGGGCTATCATTTGTATGCTCTGTAAGTTCTCCTTGTTTGATTTATCCGACTCTTGTTGCTTCTTGTTTACGTACTGACTAGGCATAGTCATACGCTTATTCTTAGGCTTACCTCTGTTCTTGACTACATCTTTGCCTTTGCCTAGTGAGTACACGGCAGCAGACCCATTGTTCTCTGTCCTAAACCAATTAGATATGTAGACAAAGCCATCAGCCCTCATCTGTCTAAGCACGTAATCAACTGATGTCTTGTTAATGCCTGCTTCATCTACCAACATCTTTGTGGTTACACCCTCCCTGTGGTTAATCATTACTCTGGCAACCGAACTTACAATCACACTGTCAGCCAGTAAATATCCCTCAAATGTTGTTGGCTTAAACTTCTTTGTTGCCTTCACCTGAATGACCCTCCTTTGTTGTTAATGCCTTTTAAATCCTCAGCGTTGGTGAACAACATATAGTTGCTCTTGTGCATAGGGGCTACTGTAAACTTACGCTCTTTGGCTTGTAACTCACCACATGGTAAGCAAGTGGTATACCCTAACTTCCAACGTGCCAAAGGTACAGTACCCCCGTAGCACTTTGTGCATAGATGCCTACTATCTTCTTCAGTCATCGCACTCCTCCTCAATAAGGGACTGCTTCGTCTGCGGTTCTATCTGCATTGTAGACAACTCCTAATCGTCTGGCGTTAACAGCAGCTAAGCCACAGTTTGACAATACAAGCATAAAGTCTAAGTTTACTTTTATAGTGCCTTCCTCTGGGTGAGGGTGAGCTTGTGACTTATGCCTACCAGTAGTCCTACTGTAATTTTCGGTGTTCTCGTACCACCTGCCTTCAGTAAATACATAGATAGGGAAGTGGTTGCCGTAACTATACACAACGTAGTGCATAGACTTAGACTTGACGTTGGTAGTAATACATCTTGTGGGGTGTTCCCACCTACCAAACATATTGCTACCAGTAAACTGTTGCTTAGACTGCACATACCTACGGCAGTCACCATTGGCTATCTTGATTGGTTTAAACATATGCCCCCCTTAGCTATGAAAGCCGTAATGGTCGCCATGCCAAACAGCCCCAATGACATACCTACGGTCAGGGTCTGACTCGTCAAAATATACTGCGAATAGGTCAGTAGCCCCATCGGTAGAGATAGTGCAACTAGGAAAGTTAAGATTCCACATGGACAGATAACCAATAGCTTCTTCGTACTTCTTAGCGTTGGTGTATCCAATGGTATCTATGGCACGAGCTAACTGCTCAGGCTCAACATTTATAAACACTTTACGTGACATGGTAATACTCCATAAAAGTGGGTGGCATATAGCCACCCTGTCAATTACTTCATTATGATTCTGACGTCAGACTGGGGTATACCAGTACTGATTAGGTACTCTTGGAAATCACAAGCTGCATTGTCCCGCTTGTAAGACCTGAAGTACAAGGTGTTACCCTCTACCCACTTCACAATGTAGCGTATGTTCTCGGTAACACGGGGCTTACGGTTACTACGGGTTTTACGAACAGTATCTTTCATGATATTCTCCAGATATGTGGGGTGGGTGGCTATATGCCACCCTGTTGATGTTACTTACCAAGTACAAACTTAGGCTTGGCAGCCTTCTTAACTTCTGTTGAACTAACAGTAGCTACTGCTAAACCACCAAAACGATAGCCAAAACGTAAGCTAAGGTCAGATGGTAATTGCTCTGCCTTACGAGCAACAGTAGTGAACGCGCCCTCAAACTCACCACGAGCTAAGCTTACAGCTTCCTGCGCTTTTTTGAGCTTAGCCCATAAGGGCTTGACTGATGAGGGTAATTGGTCAACGTCAACAGAAATGAAGTCAAGGTTAGATTCTTTCGTAGCCATGATAAAGCTCCAGATGTATAGTTAACTAGGTAGTTAACTGTATAGTTAGTAAATAACAGTTATATATGATGTAACTGTCGGCTCTCGGTTGAGAAACTCCACCCTGACCCAAGCCCGAAAAAATGTCAAGTTCGGGGTCCTCTATGCCATACTATACCAATGTATACGGCAATAATCTAACGGCGCGATATATAATATGTGTAAAGTTATTGATATGTATCAAAAAATAGATCGTGGAAGTGCTTGATTTATAAGGATATTGCACTGCACAATCTATTTAATCTACGAATTTTGAAGTAATAAGCTACTAAAAGTGTTTAGGGGTTGATGTCCTTACACATAGTAGGGTCATTACGAAATTCTCCATGAAACCGTCAAAAAAAACGTAGATTATTTAGATCAAGTAGATTATATATATATTAATTAATTACTCTATATATATGGATAACCGCATGGATATTGGTTCTACCTTGGTACTTGACATGTAAAGTATGTAAAGTTAGGCGATATAAAAAGCGGGAAACCGTGTAAGCGTTTTTGGAAAAAATAGATTGTTGTAAAAGATTGTGCAGTGCAGCATAAAATAACGTAAAGTTACGGGTATATTGTGTCAAGTTACCGTGCTATGTGTCAAGTTATGTAGCCCCCCTTACTTTAAGCATATAAGACCTAGCTAACGCGCGCGCTACAAGCCCCCGACGTATGGTAGTTAGTACTACAAAACACCCAAAGCAGCACCAAAGACGTAAAGTTATAGAGTTTGTGGTTAGTAGGCGTAAAAAAACCCACCTTTCGGTGGGCTTAAGGGGCTAGAGTATGGTCATCGCTATGAATATCAGCGAGTAACAGACCGCAAAGACGGTAATACCGTACAATACTAGCTTACCAGTTGTTGGTTCTTTGACCTTGTTGAGGTCTTGGAACGTCTTGTCATACTTACTCATGGTATTTCCTTAGTGCGAGGGGGGTTTCCCCCCCTCTGGGTTTACATGACTATACTATCTACAGTCATGTCATCGAACTTAAACTTACCATCAACAGAACAGGTCCCAACATAGGTATCCTGCACATCAAAGTAGTCTGACAAAAACTTGGTAACTTCTTGTTCGGTTGCCTTTTCAGGAACAACCAAAGTTTGACTTATGGTGATTGTTACTTCTATGGTCTTTGAGGCCATGATAATTTCCTTAGAGCGAGGGGGGTTTCCCCCCCTCTGGGTTTACTTACCAAGTACAAACTTAGGCTTGGTAGCCTTTTTAACTTCTGTTGAACTAACAGTAGCTACTGCTAGTCCACCAAAACGATAGCCAAAACGTAAAATCAGATTTTCGGGCAATTGCTCTGCCTTACGAGCAATTGTGGTGAACGCGCCCTCAAAATCCTCTCTAGCGTGCTTCAGTTCTGCCTCTGCTTTCTTTAATTTAGCCCATAAGGGCTTTACAGATGGGGGTAACTGCTCTGTGTCGACCGCAATAAAATTGAGGTCAGAGGTTGGCTTAGCCATGGTATATCTCCAATTGTTAATGATCAAATCACCTTTCGGGTGAATCGGTACAGATGCTGTATCGACAATTCAACCCTGACCTAACTTTACTGAAATGTAAAGTTATCCTATGAAATAAATTGATACCCTATATGTTATTTATATAGGGGTAAACCCTTACCAATGATTAGACACCCCCCCTACATGGATTCAGGAAACTAGCCGCCCCCCTTATTGTAGGCAACCTCATAAACTACGAGGCGCCTAGACAACTACCCCTATTTGTAGTATAATAAACTACATTACGGGAGACCCACACATGATTACTGCTGAACAACTTAAACTAGAACTTTCGTACAATCCAGATTCCGGGGTACTAACACGTAGGTCTACTGGCATACCCGTGTACCTAGAGCGTACATCCTCCGGACCTAGGATAGTAGTGCTTGGGTTTCGGATGTACGCGAGGAAAGCAGCATTGGCTTTTATAATAGGGCGGTATCCAGAGAAGCACGAATACAGGTTCATCGGGACTGACCCAATGGGGCTACAAGCATCTCTATTTAAGAGGAGGAGAGGGGATGGACGCAAAGACTGTGCTCTATGTGGGAGGGATGTCGAGCTTAGTAGCTACCATAGAAACCCGCAACGCAAAGATAAGCGTGGTAGTTACTGCGTAGATTGTGCGAAACAACTAAGTGCTAAACATAACAGTGGTACTAGAGCTTCTAAGTATGGGATGACTGAGCATGAGATACTGCAAATGTCTGAGGCTCAGGATAACAAGTGTGCAATATGCCTTAGACCAGCGCACAAAGAACGGTACGGTAAGTTATCTGTTGACCATTGCCACGACACTGGTAAAGTTCGTGGGATGCTATGTATGTACTGCAATACGGCACTTGGTAAATTTAACGATAGCCCTAGAACTTTACTACAAGCTGCTAAATACCTATTAGGTAAACTATGATAAAAATTCCAACGTGTAAAGTTAGCATACTAAATAATCCTTAGCCTACCCGCATACCTGTTGACACACCAGACAACTTACTCTATCCTCGCAGCATGGATACTCGCCCTTTAAATCTTACGAAGTGGTCAGACCGACTAGCATTTGATGTTGCCCTAACTCTGGAGGGCAGTGGAGAATCGCTACAGGAAGTCATGGCTAGGCACAGCATCAAGGCTGATAGCATCATTGCGTTTAACGCAGACCCAATATTCCTAAAGAAGGTAGAGCATTATCGTGGTGAGATACGCGATAAGGGCATGACGTTTAAACTCAAAGCCCGTGCCCAAGCCGAAGAACTCCTGACAACATCTTGGTTGTTAATCCACGATCCTAGCGTATCAGCTGCTGTAAAGGCAGACTTGATTAAGTCCACAGTCAAGTGGGCTGGCCTAGAACCTAGGACAGATATAGCAGAAGTCGGTGGTGGTGGAGTTAAGATAACGATCAACTTGGGCAACACAACAGGTGATGCGCGTACAATCGAAGCAGACCTAATCCAACAAGAGGAAGATGATGTCACTGCCATTGAGTATCGAGAATCAGTTTGATAGTGAGTACAATGGCCTTCGAGCCGCCAAGCTACCAACAGCTATGCAGTGCAACAACTTACAGCTTGCCTTAAAACAGGCAGGGGTGTCGTTCACAATCAAGATACACAAGTCCAAAAAACTTGGGAGGCAGTTCATAATCATGTTGGTAGAACCCAATGGCCAATGATATTAACTACACGCCACCACCCACTGGTGCGAAGTTCATGGAGAGCAACGCCAAGATGCGTACGCTCATGGGGCCTGTGGGGTGCTTGGCTCCGGATACACTTATCGCTACGGAGTATGGGCTTGTTCCCATCTGGAGTATAGATCGGCCAATGCGCGTTCTATCTTGGAACGAGAGGACAGGTCAATTCCAGCTTTCTTGGTGTGGTGGCTCGTTCCCAAAAGGTACGGACTATCTATACCGAGTTGCAACGCAGCAAGGAGTATTTGACGCAAACGAACATCACCTCGTCTACGACGGGCATCGTGCATATCAACGCGTACAATCGCTTGCCCAAGGTCAGTCCTTATACCAGTATTGCGGCGACCAGCCTCTGAAATCTTTGGTGCAATACCTGAAAGAGTCGCAGATAGATGATCTGCGTTCGAGGCAAACAGCCGTAGGTTCATTGGCGAGTTATGCAGAGTCAGCCCGTCTACGTGGTCTACAGTTTCTGACGCAAGAAGGTATCGACCAAGATATTGCTCTAAGACTAATCGGTGCTCATAGATCAGTTTCGTCTGACTATTTGGCCTCTGTCGAGCATACGGGTGGTTTGATGGGGCGGTTACAAGAACGTATCCGTCATGGTCTACGCGTCGCCCAGACTTGTATTGGTGGTTATTCTCGCCGGGCTGTGCACCTTCTCCTATCCTCGGTAGGTCTAAGCGAAGCATTATCTTACGCACGTAGCGTGGGGACAAGCCAACTATCTGAGCAATCTGCGAAGATGAGCGCTGACCATCTGAAAGCTCAATTATCTTCTGTGTGTTTTCGTTCATCTAACATATCCTCCGTATCCGACAGGACCATTGTAAGTATAGATAGGCAAACTGTCAAGAGTTCATATTGGGATTTGCAAGTTTTAGATACCAATAACTACGTCACCGCTGACGGGACTATCCACCATAACAGTGGCAAATCGGTAACATGTTCCTTTGAAATAATACGCCGTGCGTCACAGCAAAAGCCTAATGCTCAAGGCATACGCAAGTCACGTGCAGCAGTAGTTCGTGAGACTGTCAGGCAGTTAAGCGATACGACTATCAAAACATTTCTAGACTGGTTCCCTGATGGAGTGTGTGGTCGGTACATGAAAACCACAAAGACTTATTTCTTCAAGGTCGGTGACGTTGAGTGTGAGATTATGTTCCGAGCGTTGGATGACTCCGATGACGTGGCTAACCTTAACTCCCTAGAACTTACATTCGCATGGTTTAACGAGTGCAGGGATATTCACCCGGATATTGTGGATGCAATGTCTAAACGTGTGGGGCGTTATCCGTCATCTAAAGATGGTGGTCCGACTTGGCACGGCATGTGGGCAGACACTAACCCGCCTACTATGGATACATGGTGGTACTATCAAATGGAGGGGATTGACCCTGCAGATGGCGTGTCACCTAACGACAACGGGTGGGATGTATTTAAGCAACCATCAGGGCGCAGTCCATACGCTGAGAACATTGAGAACTTACCGGACGGATACTATGACACCCAAGGTCGATCAGAAGAATATATTAGGGTTTACATCGACGGCGAGTACGGACTCTCGTCAGCCGGTATGCCAGTCTACAAATACTTCAGACCCGACTACCACATGGCGCGAAGCACTCTGCGATACATTAACAACGGTATGCGTCCTGTGGTCGTTGGCATGGACTTGGGACTCACACCCGCTGCCGTCATCGGACAACAAGATCCACGAGGGCGAGCGCTTGTCCTGAGTGAGTGTGTGTCGTTTGATATGGGGGCGCAACGGTTCATACGTACGATGCTCAAGCCTTTGCTCTTTGAGAAGTTCAGTGGTGCGCCTGTGCTGATTGTGGTTGACCCAGCGGGTGTGCAGCGAGCGCAGACAGACGAGCGCAGTGTGGTGGACATCATCAAGGCTGAAGGGTTTAAAGTTATACCAGCTAAGACCAACAGCATATCGGCACGTATTAACTCAGTCGATGAGTACCTCATGCGGCAAGTAGATGGCGACCCTGCGTTCTTACTAGACCCCGGTTGTACGCAGCTCAAGGCGGCGATGATGGGTGGGTATCGGTACAAACCCAAAGGGGATGGGGACATCGACAAGAACAAACACAGCCACGTAGCAGAGGCGTTGCAGTATCTAATGCTTCATTTAAATAGTGCTGGAGCAGGGTCAATACATCCAATGAGTAGAGAGATAAAGAAAATTTCATCGGCAGGTTGGACATAATGCGTAAAGTAGTTTATTATACTTCGTAACATAGGAGTGTAATATGCCCAATATGATCGACATAACTAATATGAAGTTCGGTAGATTAACGGTAGTAGACCACATCAAGATAAAAGGTAGGCGGGAAATATACTGGAGGTGTCTGTGTGATTGCGGGAAACTTACTCAGGTAATGGCGCAGAACTTGCGGGAGGGTAAAGTGCAGTCCTGTGGGTGCTATAAAGCGGAGCGTATGTCAAGCAGACTTACTAAACACCAACATAGTCGGGTCGGGGCTAAGCAAAAACCTTCTTCTGAATATAAAACATGGTGCGGTATGCGTGACCGATGCAACCGCCCTAGTCATGTTGGGTACAAAAACTACGGAGGTCGAGGCATACGGGTTTGCCCGGAATGGGAAAAATCGTTTGTTGTTTTTTTATCATACATAGGACCTAAGCCTAGTCCTGAGCACACTATAGATCGTATAGATAACAACGGTAATTATGAGCCGGGCAATGTTAGATGGGCTACACGAAAAGAACAGTACGCTAACAGAAGAAGTACGTGATATACTAACTATGTCTCCTTAAGTAGTATCCCTCGCTGTTGAAGTATCTCCCTTAGCCCCCATTGAGTTTTTACTCTGGGGGTTCTTTTTTATGGGAACTCGTATATAATTGGCGCAATACCCATAGGATAAGGAGTTATGATGGCCAAAGTAATATCGTTTAAATCATGCAATTCTAAGATGGACTGTAATCGTCCGGTCAAAGGATATAAGGATGGCGGTATTGTAGAACGTATGCCTACTCCGAGTGAAGACCAATACTTTAAGTCAAACAAAAATGTACCCGGGATGATGGCGCAGGATCAAGATGCTGTTGTTATGAACCCCTACAGCAAACGCACTCCGCAAGAGATGGACGCTGTTAGACTAAATGAAATGTCAAGAATTATGATGCGCCGACAAGGTGATCCAAATTTTGCACTGACACCGCAGCAAGAAAAATTCTTAAATTCAAATTCGTATAAAGATGCTAGTCCGGGTCAGCGTAATGCAACGATAGCGGCTAGGATTCTTAGTGGTGATCCAAGCGCAGGTACTCCTACACCAGAGCAACTACAGTACGTAAACAACCTAAGAAAAACGATGGGGAAGTAAATGGCAGCCGGTCTAAGCTTTCTTAGAGTAGTAAACAATGAAGATCTTAAGCGTCAAGAAGATGCTGAGAAAGACCGCGCCCTGCAGGAACGCCAGAACGAGGCTTACATCTTAGGGCTAAGCGCATACCTGCGCGAGTGTTGGGATGCGGCACAGCAATCCAAGAAGCCAATTGAGTACAAGATGCTTAGAGCCTTGCGTCAGCGCAACGGCGAGTACGAAGCAGATAAGGTTCAACAGATCCGTAACCAAGGTGGGTCTGAGATCTACATGATGATCACTGAGGTCAAGTGCCGTGCTGCCGAGAGTTGGATGCGCGATATCTTACTTGACTCGGGTGAACCGCCTTGGGACATTGTCCCTACTCCCATACCTGATCTGTCTCCCACGCAGACGCAAGAGTTACAGGATGCATTTGCAAACAAAGTACTAGATATGTTGCAAAGCAATGGCCAAGCGCCGTCTCCTGCTGACATTGCAGAGCTTAAAGAGATTGTTGGACAGGACTATCGGTTCAAGATACTGCAAGATGCACAGAATCGCACAGATAAAATGAAGTTAAAGATTGCAGATCAGTTCGCACAAGGCGGATGGGAGACTGCGTTCAATGATTTTGTCACTGACTTAGTTACGTACCCTTGTGCATTTGTTAAGGGTCCTGTCGTACGTAGACAACGCGCTTTAGGGTGGACTACAGATGAGTCAGGAAGAACAGTGGTTGAGCCTATCGAGCGTTTGGCTCCAGAGTTTGAGCGAGTGGACCCATTTAGGGTTTACCCTGAACCGGGCATATCTACAATCGATGAAGGATATCTCTTTCAACACCATCCACTCTCCCGAATGGAACTATCGGACCTCATCGGCGTACCCGGATATGATGAAGATGCCGTTCGTAAGATACTAGATATAGGTAATGGTCAGTCTTGGATTAACGAAGATGTAGAGTTAGTCAAGCAGGAAGAAGAACGCAAATACTATTCGTACATGAAGCCCACCGAAACGTTTGATGCCCTAGAGTTTTGGGGCAAAATATCAGGAAAAATGCTAGTTGAGTGGGGTATGGATGCAGAAGATGTGCCAGATTTGGCCAAAGAATACGATGCAAACGTCTGGTTAGTGGGCAGTTATGTTATTAAAGCTGTCCTAAATTATGACCCATTAGGGCAAAAACCGTACGCAAAAACGTCATTTATCAAGTGTCCGGGGGCATTTTGGGGCAAAGGAATACCCGAAATCATAGAAGATGTGCAGAGTGTTTGTAATGCTGCAGCTCGTGCGCTTGTGAATAACATGGGCATCGCATCTGGCCCACAGGTTGAGGTCAACTTAGACCGCATTCCACCCAACGAAGACATCACACAGATACACCCTTGGAAAATCTGGCAGGTTACTAACGATCCTGTCGGGTCAAGTGCGCCAGCTGTACGGTTTAACCAGCCTAACGATAACGCTAACACGTTGATGACTGTGTACGATAAGTTCTCACGTCTTGCCGACGACCACTCTGGCATACCTGCGTACCTGTATGGTGATATGAACGTGCAAGGTGCAGGTCGTACGTCGTCTGGCTTGTCCATGCTCATGGGTGCTGCAGGTAAGGGCATCCGTCAGGTCGTGGGTTACATCGATTCTGATATCATCAAGCCGATTGTGCAGCGTCAGTTCGTATACAACATGCGGTACGACGAAGATGAGACAATTAAAGGTGACGTTCAAGTTATTGCTAAGGGTGCAGTCAACTTGGCAGTTAAGGAAACAGTTAATGTACGTCGCATTGAGTTCTTAAATGCGACAGCTAACCCAATCGATATTGAGATCATAGGTAAAGACGGTCGTGCTGCGCTATTGCGTGAGATAGCTAAAGGCTTGCAGATGCCAGTCGATGAGATTATTCCATCACGAGAGAAGGCGGCTTACCAAACACGATCAGCGGCAACTTCGCAAGCACAAGCTACCCAACCGCCACAAGGCGGTGTGCCACTCCAACCAGACGGTGCACCTAAAGGTGGGATGGAAGGGAACACAGTAATGAATAGGTCTACAGGGATGGCAGCGTGAAGCATCCCGATCCGGCAGTCACTAAAGCTCTTGCCTATGTTGTGCGCCAGCATCCAGAAATATTGGAGTGGTTGCGCGAATGGAAAGAACAAGAGTATGATAAGCTGCCACATGCAATTAATACACCTGCATTAGCACAGGGGCGATGTCAGGTTTTAGGTGAACTGTATAAGTTCGCTAAAGATTCCCCTGAAATAGTCAAGGCAAAGTCACTATGAGACTCGCCCGACAACACCACGCACACCATTAGGAGCGTAAATTATGGCAATCCCAGAGCAAATCCGTAAACAGACCGAGGCAGTTAAAGAACTATACAGAGAGATAAACGCTGAATCTGAGCAGGGCGATACCCCCGATGACTTTGATATAGTTAAAGATCAATCTGTAAGTAACAAAAACGCCGACGGTAATACTGTACGTGATAGTGCGCCCCAACCATTTGATAATGAGCAGCGTTCAGGTGGTACAAGTAATGAAGAAGGTAATACCCCAGAAGATTTTGTACAGAAATACAAGACACTTCAAGGTATGTACAACGCAGAAGTACCGAGGCTTCACACGCAGAACCGAGACCTTCAGTCACGGGTACAGCAAATGGAGCAGTTGTTAGCTACTCTTTCAGCACAGTCGAATACTGCACCAGCTACTAAGGTTGAGAACAAACCGTATATTACGGACCAAGACCGAGAGGAATATGGTGAATCTATTGATGTTATGCGTCGTGTCTCCCGCGAGGAAGCTGCGCCAGTCATACAGAAGATGGATCAGATTGAGAGATTACTACAGCAACTGCAAACGAATGTTGTGCCACAGGTTCAGAACTTAACGCAAAGGCAGGCTATGTCTTCCGAGCAACAGTTCTGGTCTGACTTGGCTGTATCAGTACCGTCTTGGCGAGATGTCAATAACGATCCAGATTTTCAGTCTTGGTTGTTAGAGTCAGATCCTTTTACCGGGGTTGCTCGTCAAACTATTCTCGAAGATGCGCAGCGTAACCTAGATGTAAGACGTGTTGGAAACTTCTTTACAACTTGGTTAGGGATGAATGGGTCTGTTAGTACTGCTCGAAGCTCTGAACGGTCAACGCCTGCATCCGAGTTGGAACGGCAAGTATCTCCGGGTAAACCCCGAAGTGGCAGTACTCCAACTGGGTCTAGTGCTAAAGTATATTCTCCTGATGACATTAAGAAGTTTTTTGAAGATGTCCGTAAGGGTAAGTACAAAGGCAGAGAAGCAGAACGTGACCGACTTGAACGCGATATCTTTGCTGCACAGCGGGATAATCGCATTGTCGCTAATGCTTAATTTAGGAATACATCATGGTATATCCAGTCTCCCCCGGCCGCCCAAACTACAGTGGTAACTTTATCCCTGAAATTTGGTCAGGCAAACTTATTGAAAACTTTTACGACGCAACTGTACTAGCTGCAATCTCAAATACCGTTTATGAAGGTGAGATTCGCCAGTTCGGTGACACCGTAAATATCCGTACGACTCCAGAAATTTCTATCCGCAACTACGTTAAAGGTCAAACTTTGACAGTTGATAATCCTGACAAGCCTAAGATTCAACTTGTTATTGACAAGGGCGAGTACTTCGCTTGCGTTGAAGACGATGTGGATAAAGTTCAGTCAGACATTAACTTAATGGACACTTGGTCTAAAGACGCTTCAGAGCGTATGAAGATCCAGATCGACAAGCGTGTGTTGACAGACTTGTTACCAGATATATCTGCGTTTAACAAAGGCGCTACTGCTGGTGAGCAGTCAGCTTCATTTAACCTTGGTACAACTGGTTCGCCTTTGACTGTTACTAAAGACGGCGCTAGTTCTACTACTTCTGTCATCGACTTAATCGTTGACATGGGTACTGTGCTTGATGAAGCCAATGCACCTGAGAGCGACCGCTTCCTTATCATCCCCGCTAAAATGGCTGGCTTGATTAAGAAGTCTGAGCTTAAAGATGCGTCGTTGACTGGCGATAGTACTAGCCCGTTACGTAACGGCCGCCTAGGTATGGTTGACCGCTTTACTATCTACGTCAGCCACAACTTGGCTGTGTCTGCTGGTAAGTACAACATCATCAGTGGCCATAAGATGGGCTTTACGTTTGCGTCACAGATGACAAACATGGAAACCATCCGTTCTGAGTCAACCTTCGGCAACATTATCCGTGGCTTACAAGTCTACGGTTATAAAGTTGTTAAGGGCGAAGCTCTGTCTACTGCTGTTATCCAGTTCTCGTAATCTATAGGGGGGTTAACGCCCCCCTTTACGAACCTATCTTTTAAAGGACATTGAAATGGCTGCATATACCGACTCATTGGGGTTTAATAAAGGCGCTGCTGCCTTCCCCGCTACCATCGATCAAGTATCTAAGTTTGAAGTTACGGTCGATTTCGCTGCTGTAAAAGCAGCTCGTACTGCTGCTGGTGCTACTGCATTAGCTGCTAATGATACACTGCAAGTTATTGCTTTACCTGCAGGCTCTATTGTTTTATCGGCTGGTGCTACGGTTGTAACTGCTGAAACAACAAACACTACAGCTACTTTAGATATTGGTTTCACAGGTGGTACACCTGCTGCTGCTAACGCCTACGGTAACGACTTGGCTACCAATGCTACAGGCTTAAAAGCTGCAGACTTGGCTAACCCAACTGTTGTAGTTACAGCTGATACAATTGATGTTCTTTTGAACACCGCTGTACCTGTCAATGCTGTGGTAAAGTTCTTTGCATTTGTAGCTAACGCTAACTAGTAACGGGGGGCTTCGGCCCCCTACATAATCGAGGCTACTATGGCTAAGACTCCAGCATGGACTAGGGCTGAAGGTAAAGACCCAGAGGGCGGATTAAACGCCAAAGGTCGTGCATCATATAACAAAGCTAATCCGGGTAAGCCCGGACTTAAAGCTCCACAGCCAGAAGGTGGGGCGCGTAAAGAATCATTTTGCAAAAGAATGACTGGCATGAAGAAGAAGTTAACATCCGCTAAAACGGCTAACGATCCCGATAGCCGCATTAACAAAAGTCTACGCGCATGGAAGTGTTGATATGGAAGTCTGGAATAAACCACGGCCCAAATCTTTAGGTAAGCCTAAGGCGTTAAGCCCTGCGCAAAAGTCTAAAGCGAAGGCAGCTGCTAAGAAAGCAGGTCGCCCCTACCCAAACCTAGTTGACAATATGCGAGCAGCCAAAGGAAAATCAAAATGAGCAAGATGTACATACGTGTTATTAAAGACGGTTTCATCTATGACTACAGCGAGATCTTAGCTGTTAACCCCGGGTGTGAAGTTATATCAGAAGAAATTGCATACCCAGAACGCTTTGTAACAGAAGAAGTAGTTGAGAAGGTTAAGAAGGCTCGCGCTAAACGTGGGTTTGGATTAGACCTATCAACTGAAGACGTGCCACAAGAACCCGAGTATACTAATGCAGACGTTAACGCAGACGCATCTAGGAAGTTGCCATGACACCTGCTGGGGTAATTGCCGAAGTTAGATCACTGATACAGGATACTAGAGTTCCTTATCGATATAGTGACTCTATGCTTCTGGGGTTTGTTAACCAGACACTTAAAAAAATATTGAGTGTTAGACCAGACCTATTTGCTGTTGTCAGCGATTTTACAACTACCCCAGATACCGTGTTACAGAATTGTCCAGCTGATTCTACTAGGCTTATAGAGATATTCCAAGTAAAGAATGGCACTGCTATTACAGAAGTAAACCGCGATACGATAGATAGATCTGCACCTATGTGGCAGAACGAGGCATCTGGACAACCAGTTAATTTTATGCGCCACGTGAGAAACCCAAATAGGTTTTTTGTATACCCTAGACCAGAAGCGGGTGTAGTACTTGTAGGTGAGTATGCTCAGACCCCACCTAACTACGGTATGATGGACACGGTTACTTTTCCCACTGATGCATACTTCCCATCGGTTGTAGATGGTACAGTGTTTATGGCGCAGTCAATAGACAACGAGCACGTAAATTCTAACCGTGCCAAACTATTTCAAGATTCTTTCTACCAAGGCCTTAACATATCTATAGAGTCTCGTGTAGCTACAGATACGGAATCAGCTGGTATAGATCCTAAGAAGGTAGTGTAATGTCAGAACGCACATTTGATTCTCTAGTTACAAGACTTCAGCCAAGTGTGCCGGGCTGTCCGTTCCCTACTATTATGCAGTATGTGCGTAATAGCGCGATAAGAACGTGTGAGCGTACGCTGTACTGGAGGCACTCAGAGCCGCCCTACGCGCTAACTGAAGGGGTACACCAGTACTTCTATAAGAAGCCTGCTAACAGCGACGTACACGCCGTATTCATGGCTACTGTGAACGGATACCCCCTAACTAGATTGACGTTAGATAAAGCTATTGAGATATACCCGCAGTGGGCAGACCTGTATAGTGGTATACCCTATGAAGAATTATGGGGTAGTGGTGGTGCGTTTAATGGTGTTGCCTATAATGAGCTAGAACTAAACGGTGGTCCAGAGTTTCAAATAACATCTAATGCGTTAGATAAAGCGTCAACACCTCAAGCTATAACACAAGTTACGCCAGACCAATTTATAGTCCTGCCTTTACCAGACGGCAATACTCAGTATATAATCAGACTTATTTATGCGCTTAAGCCCAAGCGAGCAGCGGTATCCATGCCAGCATATATCTTAGACGAGTTAGAAGATACGATCACACATGGAGCGTTGCAGGAATTGCTAGTCATCCCTAATGTACCTTGGAGTGACCGCGAGCTGGCTTCATATCACGCTAAACAATATAGCTTTACGATAAATGAACGCCGTGCTCGGGCTAACTTAGGTAACGTGCGCGGTTCAATGGCTGCTAAAATGCAACCTTTTATGTAGGTTGGGGGTTTAGATGATAAAGCTTAAGAACAATGCACGTGGGTTTTTAGCTTCTGCGATTAACGACACTGGCACTACGCTAACGCTAACTACGGGCACTGGTGCGAACTTCCCAGATATAGGTGGGTCAGAAAGTTTCTTTGCTACGATTGTATCAACAGACGGTACGTATGAAATCGTTAACGTTACTGCACGTGTAGGCGATGTATTAACAATTGCCCGTGGAGCTGAGAGCACTTCCCCATTATCATTTAATCCCGGTAGTCTTGTAGAGTTACGTGTTACTGTTGGCAATATAAATAGCCAGACATCTCAGCTTCTGTTCCGTGAGTACCGCCCGGGCGATGCACCTACATATTTTACAATCACTAATGCGATAACTACCAATAGCGTAGACGGTAATGTAGTTCAGTTTACATCTAGCGGCACTGCGTTTGCCAAATCTTCAGTACCCCTGCAACCCGGTGATACATACAATTTCCGTGTAGCTTACCGCCGTATTCAAGATAGTGGCGACCCCGCTAACGATGGCATTACCGCAGGTATGGATTGGTACAACGGTGCTAACATCAAGATCGGTGAGAGCATCTTACACTCTAACAACAACCTAACTGTTGCCTCTGGGCGGGTTGAGTTTGATGTTAGCGTTGGCCTGCCTAGTCTGCCCGGTGTGTCTGTGTATGCTCCTGAGAGCGCTCGCTACGGCGTGGCTTGGTTTCGCACCTTTGGCAACTTACACAAAACTAATTTAGAAATCTGTGGCCTTATCGCTGCACCTAACCCAGCACCGCTTGTTATAGAAGCTGACGACATTGTTATCCCCGTTGACTTCCAATGGCCTGCTGGCACAATTCCTGCAGGTGCGGGGGTTAGTGATCCTTACTCAGTAGCCCGTACGTTCTACGTAACAATGGCTGGTAGCGATGCTCAGACAGGTACAAGTTTATCTGTGCCTCTTGCAACGATTGGTGCTGCTCTGACTAAGGCCGCCGCACTTGGTGTGCCAGCGATTGTTATCGTGCAGCCCGGTGAGTACCTTGTACAACCTAATACTGAAGTGCCAATTAACTGCGCATTATACGGGTATGACTTGCGCGTAACGAAGCTTAGCCTGCCACCCGGCTTGCAAGAAAACAATATGTTCTTAATGAACTCAGGCATTAAAGTGCGCGGGTTTACATTTTCAAACTTACAGCATGAAGCATACACATTAGACAGCGGCCCACCTACTAAAGGTTTTGCATTTGTGTTCAAGCCCGGCGCAACGATTATCCGTTCGCCTTACATCTCTGACTGCTCGATGCTGCACAACTTTACGCAAGCGCAGTTATCGCTACCAATTGACAAGAATCAAGCTAATCCACTTATGCCCCGTGGTGGTGGTAATATCCGTGCCGACGGCTCAGTGCTTGCGCCTTCTTCACCGCTGCGTTCTTGTGTGGTAGATAGCTTTACGGCTATTAACCCAAATGGCGTAGCCTACGTCATGGTGCGTAACGCCTTTGTTCAACTTGTGTCGGTGTTTACAAACTGGTCGCGTGTAGGTTTATGGTGTCACGAAGGTGGGCAAGTAACCGTAGCAAACTCGAACAATACGTTTGGTGACTACGCATTTGCCTCTACGGGTTTCCGTCTAGCGGTTCGTATAGAAGATGTAGTTAGCTTAAATTATATTGTATCGACCAACGCAGCTGATTTAATTGACCAGAATCGTGACGACATCATAGACGAAGTTTACGCTCAATTATTTTCTGAATTTGTTGCAGTGCAAAACTTTACTCAAGCGCAAGAAGATTTTACTCGTATAGATTTAAACACAATGCTTGTAAAGCTAGAGGGCGACTTCCGTTCAGGGCAGGATAAAGGTTCTCAGTTCTTTGTGAAAGGTTTGTTTAACTGGAACGCTGCGTACTTCTTTGATGTGGCACTACTACCTATATTTTTGCGTAGCTACGATATTGTTGAAGCCCGTATACTTGCACGGCCGGGGCTTACAACTGCTGACGAAACGATGTTAGCTGAGCTTATAGCGCTTATTAAGACCAATGTAGAGACACCAGTCAAAGTAGGCTTCTCGTCTGTTGTAGAAGCTACGGGACAACAGTTTAGTAATGCAGGCTCTGGGGTTAATTACAACTCACTACCATTCTCACAGCGTGGTACTGGCAGATCACTAAATCCGCTAGATGCAATATATAAACGCAATGGCGGATCTGTGTATGCTACATTCTCTACTGAAAGCGGCGATACATATCTAGGTGAAGATCTAAGAGTAGACTTTGAGCGAAGCACAATTGAGGGGCAGGCGTTTAGCCGAGGTGTACAGAACATCGCCCTACCACTTATTATCGGAATTGGAGGTTAATAAATGCCAACCATCGTCACACCACGCCCACCACTTAATTTATTTGAAGCTGTACGTGTAGTAATTACAGATGAGTGGACTACCATCTACGATGTGCCTGATTATCTTATCCCAGCTAATGGCCCCACTCCGGATACTACAGTTGGTGCTGCCGCAATTGTTACTGGGCTGCTTATTGTTAACGCAGGTGTTGCGTCTCAACTAGTATCAGTTAGAATTATCGGTACAGATGATGTAGTGCGCCCAGTGATGGCAGACATTTATGTGCCCAATGGAGATGGTGTTGTCGTAGATGTAAACCGACAAGTCTTAAAATCCGGTGAGGTGCTTCAGGCCAAGTCTGCACTAGCAACAACATCTATCGCGCACTTCTCGTTTATTCTGAGCCAGCGTGAGCAATTTGAGGTAATCGTATAATGAGCGACGTACGTAGATATGCTTCAGGTAAAAATCTTTTTATCGGTCACGGGGTTAACGTTGTTGACTTAGGTACGCTTGATGCTGCTGCGTACGAAGGTGCGGCTGTTTACTCTAACGGCGAGTTCAGATTCTCTGATGGTAGCGACTGGATAATCCCCCAAGATGAAGTAGAAATATCTCGCCCGTCTGGTCGAGTGCCAGTAACAGCAAATGATGCTTCCCGCTTAACGCTTACAGACTTTCGTAGCCCGGGGTCATATATACAAACAGGCATTAGGTTTGAGATTAGCACAACGGGCGGCCCTAACTTTGAGTTCCCAGATGTACGCGTTGTAGAAAGCGCTACAGATAATTTTTATAATCTGCAGTACCCTGAAGATGGGTTTGAGCCGGGCGATATTATCTGGTGGCGAGCGCAGTATCTTGGCACTGAAGGTACACAGTCTGCATTCTCAAACCCCATCGCACAAATATTTCCTGACTTAATTACTCAGCCTGTTGCAATCACTAGAAATGGTGCTGTGTCAGGTACGGTTACAGTTAGCCAGTTTGAAAGCCCTATTGTGTTTGGCATTAGCTATGTTGAAACACGTACAGAGTTTTATGCTAGTGGCGATATACCCGGCGTAGACACACCTATTGATACTGTTATACATACTAACGGCGCGCTTACAAATATACCTACTTCGCTTGTAGCAGGTGAGTCTTATCTTTGGCGCTCACAGTATGTTGGCCGGGTAAGTTTAGGCAGCCCGTCACTATTTTCAGAATGGTCGGTAGAGCGCTCAGTATTTTTTGGTGGTGCTTCTATTGTGCTTGAGTACGACATTAGCTTAGCTGTGTCTAGGACTATCTACATACCTTTAGGTAGTGGTACAAATGTAGAAGTAACTTGGGGCGATGGCACTTCTAATACATATACGACTAACGGTATTAAATCGCACGTATACCCTGTTGGTACAACTACAGTAACGGTTGTTATTACAGGTGCGCTTACGGCCTATGGATTAAATACAGCCATAGATCAACGCGCTCTTACCCGCGTAGAAAACTTAGGGTTTAGCATGGGGCTGACTAGCCTTGACTCTGCTATGCGTGGAACTACTAATAACCTAACTTATTTCACACCAGACTTACCAGAAACGGTTACTAATTTAGTACGTATGTTTGCTTTTAGTACTACCAATGTTCCACTTGCAGATTTAAATACAAGTGCAGTTACTGATATGGCTAGTATGTTCCAAGTTGCGACAGCATTTAACCAACCTATTGGTTCTTGGAACACAGGTGCAGTTACTAGTATGTCTGCTATGTTCAACGTTGCGACAGCATTTAACCA